CTTTTGGTGGACCTGGCGGGCACTGCCCCCGCGTCTTGAATCCTTTTCAATCTACTTCATACAATCTTAACTTAAATTATACTGCATTTTGACGAGGCTGTCAAGAAGTCCTCGCCTAACATGTCTAGCTGGACTATGTCCAGATGCTTAACAGGCAATATTATTTATGGTCAACCAAATAGTAACCCGGGTATTTTTACTTTTGGTTTAGTAATTTCTTTCTTTACCTGTTTGAAATAATTATAACCTAAATTTTTATCAAACTGTTCCCATGTATAAGCAAAGAACGGTTGAATAGTCATTGCAGTCGAAACATCAGGTCTGTGTGCATTATCATTATAAAATGCCAACATCTTTAGAAATTGTTTATCAGCTAATAAATGATTTCGAGTATTTTCTTTTGTTATTCTCCAAAAGTCTGTATCGTAGATCGAACCGCCGTGATACATATATCTGTAGAATGAAATTAATCCGTTGACTTCAAAAAGAGTATTATTAATAATCTTCTGTCTACTAGTTTCCCCATTTATAAGTTTAATGTACTCTACATTCAATCTCACATAATATTCCATGGACAATGCTTCCATTGGCTCAAAGAACATGTACCTATTACCGTTTTTAAGAATTCGACCATCTATTAAGTTTTCAGATGCATGATATGGTTTAAAAGTATATTCTCTAAACTTTATATCTTCTTTTGGAACTTTAATAATACTGGCCATGTCCGCTAGTGCATCTTCCTTAGAAGTAATAGTATCATTATAAAGATATCCCCACCCCTGACGATGTTGTAAAGGAATGCCAAACATCCAGCCATTCCGATGTGCCCAATGATGTGTATAGTTCCAGTCACCTTCTTTATGTACTGCTGCAACTAATGCATGATTAATAGGAAGGTCTACCATAGTGTAGCCTGTGTAGTCTTTAGGAAACCCTCCACAATCAACTACATAATCATACACATGAATACTATTGTTGATCTTAACTTCAACACCGTTGTCTATGTTCTTCATGTACTCAACTGTACCTTCAAACGATTTAAATTTATTTGGGTAACGTTCTTTTAATCGTTCGAACCCAACTTCTTTCAATTTTGTATTATCAAAATGTATAGCATAGTTTGGCGGTAAGATTAAGCTATCAAAAGTGTGCTCTCTCCAGTTGGTATACCGAACACCGTACTTGAATGTTGCACTTAATCTCTCTGCGTCATAGGCCATGTTAAATCCTAGGCCTTTAAAGAATGCTAACGGTGCATTAGTGCTAGTTGCTTCTCCTACCCCTAAAATTGGGATATTAGGATCATACACAGAATGTATTTCCCAATTGTCATCTAGGGAGGAAGCCATCTGACCTAGAGTTATAATACCAGCCGTGCCGACGCCGACTACTAAAATTTTCTTCATTTATATTTTCTTTACGTCGACGCCGGATTTTTCTAGGAACTCGACTCCGGCCATGTCCCTATAACTATTGCGATAGTATACGCTAGATATGCCGCCTTGGTATATAAGTTTGGCACAATCCAAACAAGGAGCATGAGTGATAAAAATACTAGCATCACTGCCGCTTTGGCTTGACTTGGCCAACTTCGCAACTGCATTGGATTCAGCATGTAGTACCTCTGGTTTAGTTTTTAGTCCGTAACGTACATTGCGTTGAGCACCCTCGTGCCATCCTTCATAAGGATACTGTTCTTCAAACTCTTCTGGACTTAGCCAACCGCCTGCACCCTTGTCCCATACACGGTTTTCGCAGTCATTGTCCCAACCTGCGGGCATACCATTGTAGCCGTAGCTGATAACTGAGTCATCTTTTACAATGACTGCACCTACTTGCAATCTCTTAGCGTGACTAAGTTGAGCAGTACGATCTGCCCAGTCCATGTACATATCGATAAATTTTTGTTTCATTAGGCTACTCGCCAGATACTGTCAATTGATGAATTAGTTAATGGAGTTCCTGCTGGCCAACTAATAGTAACGTCGCCGTCACTAGGATTATTGTTCTTACCAGATGAAGGAGTTTGATTACCTCCCACAAAGGTTGCTTTGCCGTTGTTCAGGGTGTAGATAAAATTAACATGACTGAATTTCCAAAGCACAATATCTCCCGGTTGTGCAGTTGCTGGCGTAACCTGTACTGCACCCCACCGTTCGGGATTTTGTTTAATTGCTTTAGCACTGGCTGTTTGAACATACTTCTTGCCTGAGCACTTTAATGCAAAGTTAACAAATCCCATACACCATGCTGTTTGATCAGTGTTCCAGGGACTTCCAGTAAAGCCCAGTGCTTGCCAAACTTTAAGAATGTTTTTGTTGCTGGTGCCACCACTTTGCCCCGACTCACGCCACATACCTCGACCTGCTTCTTCTAAAGTTGCAGCTAAGAAAGGCACAATGCCCGAAGCAGTAGCAACATCTGTAATTCCAGTAGAAGTAGTAGTATCTTCTGGAGTACCTGGATAGTTGCCCTTCACTCCAGAATTAGCTGCTTCTGCATTATAGAAGCTGTCAGGGTTGCTGGTATAGGCAGTGGTAAGATCAACCGCCGCAGCAGCTTCTGCTGGATCTAATGCCGGAGGTGCATTGATAGTAATACCAACGAATCCTGCACTGGTCCCAGCTTCTAGCCATAACGCTGTTGCAACATTATTTGTAAAAACATTAGGGCTACGATACACGTCAGCAACGTGTACTACTCCGTGGACTCCTGCACCTGGTACATATGGCATAATAATATCCTAAACTATTATTTACACCAATGCAATACCGGTAGTTCCTTGCATATACTGATCTGCTGCTTCTTTCTTAGCGGTCATCACAATAAACACATGTTCCCTTTTTAGAGTCATTGTTTCTTTAGCACCAAGGAATACCCAAGGAATCATACCCAGGCCACCACCGCTCATTGTGAGTGCTAGCGGTCTATTGATAGTATAACCTTGATGATCATCCTTTTCTAAACGTGCAATTAGTTCATCACCGTTGATTAACTTAATACTGACTACGTCCCCTTCGGACATTGGTTTTTCGATTAACATTTATATTTCTCCTGATTGTGCTAATTTTAACATTAGACTATATTGTTCGTACGCTTTACGAACTGCTGGATATGTATCACGCAGTGCTCGCTCACGTTCTTTCTGTTCCATAAGGGTTTCAAACATATTATAATGACCCTTACTTTTCATATTGTTGAACACCTGGCTTTCAAACTCAGCAATGCGTTCTAATTCACTTTCACTGATCTCAACTGTGTAAAGAGTTTCAGTTTCAAAAGTTATATGCTCTTGATAAAACTTATTATAGTCAGTCTCATAATGAAATAGGTTTACATTGGCACGAGTATGTTTGTAGGCACGTTTATTCGAGTCGATGACTCGAATGTTGTGTTCAGCTGCAAACTTTTTCAGTGTGTCACTGGGACTGGACATATTCTGTCACCATTGGGAATATCTCGGAGATAACTTTAGCACACTCGCGAGCAACTTCCATATGTTCTAACTGAGTTCCGTTTCCGCTACGCAGTTCAATAAAGTGTACCCAACTACGCAGGGTACCATTCATATACAAACGGCTAACTGTGTTACCTTCTGGGAGGATTGCACGAGCCTGCTCTTTGGCAATGCCGTTCTCAATAGCCCAAGCATAATTTTCCTTGACTAAATCAATCACTGCCTGTTGTCTACGATTCCATTCAATAATCAATTCACGATTATCAGTCAGCACACTGTTTTGACGATTCTTTGTATCTTGCAGGCGAGCATCGCGAAGAACAAAGTCTAAGTCCTTTGTAGGATCGGCGTAACGTTGACTAAACTCTTGAAAGCTGAAACTACGATGACGTAGGATTTGACGAGCAATATCGCGAGTAGTTTCAATCTCAAGACAAGCCGATACCATTTCAAGTGGGCTCCAATGTTTGTGCTTGACTAGATACCGGATCAGCTTGTCAGCTGTGTCCATATTGTATTGATTAGCAGGATTGCTAACACGAGCACAAAAGGCAATGAGCTCCTGAACATCTGTCAATCCTTCGTCATACATCCCACGACTTGGTCTGCTAGATGATACTAATTTAACTTTCATTTTTCTTCTTTCTTAGTTGGTAGTTCGCACAGGGCTTCTAGAGTCTTGTAGTGCTTGTATGCTTTTTGCAGTGCTTCAAAGTGTTCTAGTTTAGCAGGATCTGGAGTTAGGATAGATAGTCTTTTTTCGATAGTAGTTAGCAAGTCTCCGAGACTACGCCCCTTCCATTTGATATCTCCGTCAAACTCGGCATCACTGGTAACGTGTAATCCTGCACTCGAAACGTTTACTGCACTTGTGTTGTTAGTAGTGTAGATATAGGGACTGGCGTTCCAAGTCCCATTAGCACCTGCACCGGTAGATATTGTATACTGTGAGCCTTGGGCTCCTATTGAAGAAGTCATTGTTGTTTTTAACAAATCGTCAATTTCTTGTGCAGAAAATCCAACGTTCATAGTTAGATCATCACCACCCCATTGATACTCAACTGGTTTGATTTTGGAGATGGTTTCTGAGCTCATTAAATCCGCCTACTAGTTGTTCGTTAATAAAAATCTGTGGCACAGTTCTTGCGTTAGGTACAGCTTCTAGTAGTTGTTCTTTAGTCCATGTACCTTCAGTAATATTGCGTTCTTCGTAGTCAATGCCACGCTGTTTTAACAATGCTTTAGCCTGGTCACAAATAGGACAGGGTGTTTTACTCCATACGGTTACTTTCATAGTTATAGTTCCTTTGTGTTAAGTTTAGACGAAAAAAGGCCCCATAGTCAAGGCCTTTTTGTGTTTTGGTGAAATTAAAGATCAGGTAGTTCTTCGTACTCAACTGTGTCTGACATTACGCCGATGACATAGTTAGTTGATTCATTTTCCTGTAGTGCAGTCTGCTTCTTATTGATGTTCACATGTTTGTTAAACCAAGGAATAGGACTGAACTTAGGATGATCCTCTAAGTACTTGATACCAATTTCTTTTAGACGGGTAAATGCTGTGTAGTCCACAAAGTCTTTTAAGATGTTAGCGTTCAATCCGATAACCACACCTTTCTTGAATAAGAACTCAGCCCATTCTTTTTCTTCACGAATAACTTCTAAGTACAATGCATACACTTCGGCCGCACATTCTTGTTCTAGTTTGACAAAGTCGGGATCATCTTTGGTCACATTGTTGATCAACCAAGCAGTCCACTCTGTGTGCAATAGCTCGTCTTGTAGGATCAAGCTGATGATGTTGCCGTTGCCGATGTAGATTTTGTTTTCTACCATTGCCAGGCTAGTGGCAAAACTCACCATGAAGCGTAGAGCCTCCAGTGCATAGCTTGCGTGTAGTGCCATCCATATGGCTCGTTTATGCACCATAGTGTCAATTGTCTCTCCCAACTCTTTACGGCAGTTAAGCTGATGAAGATCCTCATAGTAACGACCAATGTTAGCAGCCATGCCAACAATTTCAGCTGTGTCGTGAATTTTGTTAAACTCGTCTTTAGGTACTCCATATACGTTCCTAATAATATGACTGTAGCTCTTTGAGTGAATATTTGTTTCAAAGAAACTCCAGTTGCTGACTAATGCTTCTAGTTCTGGCAAACTAATTACAGGTTGGAACACTTGATTAGGAGCACGACCTTGAATACTGTCCAATGCTGTCTGCCTTAGTAGGTTACTGGTAAAGATATGCTTGACTGCATCACTAGCTTCCTTGTGATCCATCTTGTCTTTAGTAAGACTGATTTCTTCTGGTACCCAAAAGAAGCCACGTGCTAATTCTTCGTACTTGGCAATCTTAGGATATTTGACTTCTTCGAAACGCTGTACAGTAACTGGACCAGCAGGATCCAAAAACATTGTACGCTTTAAGTAGTTTGTTTGTTTTGATAAGTTATATTGTTCTTTGCTCATTTTAATAATTTCCTGATGCAAGTACGATCTTGCAAATATGTTCTAGTCTCTCAATGTGTTCGTATGCACGCCACGGGCTTGTGTCAATAGCTACTACTCCATGTCCTTTAATACCTACAATGTCATAGGCAATGTTTCCATCACGATCTAATTGTAACTGTTTGTGGCACTGGTCAGCAAGCTCTTGACTGATAGGAGGTACGTCTCCTACATTAGGTGCTACTTTGGTGTAGCGATTAAGTTCTGGAAATGCTGCACTGACTGTACTCAAATCAATTCCGGCATGCATGGCAGCAATACAATACGTAGGATGCACATGAACTACTACACGAACATCATCCTTGTGTTGTCCCATTTCTTTCTGTAGTCCGAAGTGTAATGAAATCTCTCCACTAGGTACTAGATTCTTACTTATGTCCGAGTACGGTAAGTCTCTCCAACTATAGTTAAAAGCAGCACTACCATAACCACTATGAATACTTTTATCAATACTGATCTTTTTAAACTGATCAGGTTGCAGTGTTTGCTTTCGTACACCACTTGGTGTAATATAAAAATGGTCACGGTCATGATGACGTATTGAGACATTACCATCACGACTAGTAATCCAGTTACGCTTGTAAGCGTCAACCATTATGTCACATATTGTTTCTAACATTAATGTTTCTTTCTATAATCTTCTACTGCGGCTTTGATAGCATCCTCTGCTAGAATACTACAATGTATCTTAACTGGAGGTAGGGCTAGTTCTTCGGCGATTTGGGAATTTTTAAGGTTAACAGCATCATCAATATGCATACCCTTAACCCACTCTGTAACCAACGACGAACTGGCGATTGCTGAACCGCATCCATATGTCTTAAAACGAGCATCTCTAATAATACCATCTGAGTCTACCTTTATCTGTAACTTCATCACATCGCCGCAGGCCGGTGCTCCGACCATGCCGGTGCCAACTGTGTCGTCAATTTCAAACTTACCCACATTTCGAGGATTCTCGTAATGATCGATTACTTTGTCCGAGTATGCCATATTGTATCCTTATACTGAAAAACTACTGCCACAACCACATGTAGATTGTGCATTGGGATTTTGAATACTAAATTGACTACCGTGTAAATCTTCTTTGTAATCAATTACAGCACCACTAAGATACTGCATACTCATTGCATCGATTAATATCTTTACACCTTGTTTCTCTACAACAAAATCGTCTTCGTGTTGTTCTTCATCAAATGTAAATCCATACTGGAATCCAGAACAGCCTCCGCCTTGAACAAATGTCCTAAGTTTCAACTTAGGATTATTCTCCTCTGCTAATAGGTCTGTAATTTTAACAACAGCTGATTCTGATATAGTTACTTGATCCATTATAGCTTGCATGCCTCGCAATCGGCGTCATCATAAATGATAACATTGTCTGCTGCATTAATTGCAAATCCGTTTATACCATTAACCTGTGTAGTTGCAGTGACGTTAGTCTTGGCACCTACCTTATTAATTAGACTATAATAAATGGTCTTAATGCCCCACTTGTATGCAAGCATCAAGTTCTTAGCAATCAATGTAGCAGGAACTTTACCGTTAGCAAAGTGTGCTGGATTATAGAATGTGTTAGTGCTCAATGATTGATCAATGTAAGCTGCTAATACTGCGGCTGTCTTCAGGTAATCAACACAGTCGGTCTGTTCCCACATCATCTGATAACGATTCTTTAAACGTCTGTACTCTGGCACGACCTGTACAAACGATCCAGCTTTCGATTCCTTTACAGAAATCAATTCCATCGGCATTTCAATTCCGTTGGTGGAGTTTAACACAACTGAGCTGGACTCAACCGGTGCCACGGCCATCAAGGTAGCATTACGAATACCATATTTTTTCATACGTTCACGTAACGGCTCCCAATCCATACTGGGAGTAAAGTCTGTTAGTTCGTTAACTCCCGGATTTCTACGTTCCCAAGGAAACACTCCCTTACCGTAATAAGTGTGCTGACTACGTCCGCATGGCCCACGCTCTTGGGCAAGCTCGACACTTGTTTCAGTAAGATAGTATGCTTGATGTTCCATCCAACGTTTGACTTCTGCTAGTGCTTCAGCTTCACCATATTTGAAACTACGCTTGGCATGCCAGTAGGCTAAGTTAGTAATACCAACACCTAATGGTTCAAAGTCTGTGTTGGCTAACTTGCTTTGAATACTTAGGAAGTCTTGATAGTTTAGTAAGTTGCTTAGACTACGTACCAATACCCTGCAGGCCTTACGCATATCTTGCGGGTTACGGAATGCACCCCAGTTTATTGATCCAAGAGTGCAAAGAGCAATTCTGCCCTCCGGGTCTTCAATGCGTTGAAAAGGTCGGGTGGGCAAGAGAATTTCTTGGCAGAGATTTGATTGATATATCGGGTCAAGAGTTGTATCGAACGGGCCTTGGTTGATGACGTTGTCAATGTTGACAAAGTAGATTCTTCCAGTATCCGTACGCTCTTTAAGTATGCCGTTTTTAAACACTTCTGCGGCGGGTAGGACTTTTTTCTTTTTTGTCTTATCTTGTTCATACTGTAAGTATAACTTCTCAAACTCTGTAGAGTCGCGATAAAATGCTCGATGTAGGTCAGGAACTTCGTTAGGATCAAAGAATGTAATGTTTTCGTTGTGCTTGTAGCGATTCCAAAACATCTTGTTAACTACAACTGAGTAATCCATTTGACGCACACGATTTTCTTCAGTACCTTGATTATTCTTTAGTACAATAAGATCTTCAAACTGAGCGTGCCAAATAGGATATGTCACTGTGCAACTGGCATTGCGGATACCGCCTTGTGAGCATGAACGTAAATCTGCGAACCATTTCTTCAAGAAAGGAATCATTCCAGTATGCTTGATCTCACCGTTGCGAATAGGAGCACCTAACGGTCTGATTCTGCCAATTTCGAGACCAATACCGGCTCGTTTTGAAGCATATTTGGCCATCATTTCGCCTGATGCGAAGATACTGTCCAGTGTATCGTCAGTGCTGATAAGAACACAACTACTAAACTGTTTAGTGGTTGTGCCTAGACCGGCGAGAACAGGTGTGGCTAGCGTAAAGTGGCCGTCCCTGGCACATTCGTAGTATTCTTTTACCCACTTTAGTCTAACATCTTTAGGTTCGGAATGGAATGCTGTGGCGGCGGCAACTGCATAACGTACTTGTGGCGTTTCGTATATTGTGTTAGTGGCACGATTCTGTACTAGATACTTTTCAGCTAACTGTGCAATGGCAGCAAATGTGTACTGTTCGTCTTTTGCATGGTCAATGAATAGATCAATAATGTTCCATTCGTCTTCTGTGTACCAATCTAGCAGTTCGCTAGTGTACATGCCTAACTCAACATTCTTCTTAACGATGTTGAATAATTTAGGTGGCTCGTAATCACCGTATACTTCTTTACGCAACATACTTAGACGCTGGCGTCCTGCTACGTATTGATAGTTGGTATGATTTATTTCCGGATTCTCAGATTCATCAATTAGATCAACCATTGCCTTTAACAGCAATTCGTCAATTGTATTGGTGGTCATGCCATCGTGGAATTCTAATTGTGCTTTGATCTCGATCATAGACGGACTTACACCATCTATTCCGTGGCAGCTAAATGCTACTTGTCTTTGTATTTTTGAAATATCTAGTGGAACTCGCTGTCCACTACGTTTAACTACTTGAATAGTCATTGTCCACCTGTTGTTTTTATTTTGTGGCCCGAGAGCCCGCTTTTCTTTTTTCTACTTAGAGTGATATTTACCTAGGCCTCTGTACTTCAATTAGATTTTCTAGTTGAAATGACTCGGGGATGTCGCTAGGTGTGTTTATACCATTATCTGTGTAGTTAATAACAAACTCATCATTGATGAACACTAGATTGTACTGCCTGGATCTGTGTGCATCTGTATATGTTTTTATCTCTATCTTGCTGTCTTTAAACGTGGCAGTTAACTTTAATGTCCAGGCTATCATTAATACTTTGGTAAAATCGTCATATTTGTTTTCAATAAGGATTTCCCAAGGAGTAGGCCAGCTACGTTGATTATACGGATCTACATTCCTATTGAAAGGAACATATGGAGGGTGATCCCAAAACTCAATTAGTGTTTCTAAGGGATTTTCTGAAGAGTCGAGACTGTGCCTGTGATCGGCCCAGGCACTCAATCTCTCATCCGGAGATAGGTTGAACATAAATTATCGGTAATACGCTACGTTAAAAATTACAGTACCTGTGCCAGCAGCAACAGGATTAGTATATTGTACAGTCAATGTATCGTTGCGATCAACCGGTCCGTGATCCAAAAAGGCAGCGGAGAATACCACATCGCCGTCACTGCTGCCCGCTACAGCATATGAGTCTTTATAAGAAACGCCCACATCACTGGCCACTACGCTTAATGTGCCTTTTCTTGCCAATCCAGCTTTTTCCAAAGTGTAATCAATAGTCACACTGGTAACTGTGGAATTGTAAGGTATCTTCAATAAAGTTTGAGTACTGGTGCTTTCTGGTAAAGGTTGTCTGTCTGTGAACTTTAATCTGACCTGGGCAGTACCTTCAATGATCTCGTATTGAGGAGTGTCTAATACTGTGGTCTGCATGTACCATAGACGCTCAAAGTTGTCATTGGTTGAACTATTGCCATGGCTGGCAAAAGTAATGATTGGGTGTGCAGGGTCAGCATCTCCGTTGCCGTTGTTACCAACATTAATAAAGTGATTATTTTCACTGTTGATCTGATTGTTGGTTGAAGTGTTTGCACCTACAAAGATACCTTGACGTTCAATGTTGATAAATTTGTTTTCTTGAATATCTACACGAATCGGTCCAATGTTCCTTCCACTGGATGTTGTTAATGCATTGGACAGTGTGATACCTTGATACAAGGTATCAAAAGTATTGTTCACGATCTTAACATCGCTCACATTCCAATTAGAAATAACAGGGTAAGATAAATCTTCAAAATGGCAGTGTTCGATAGTTAAGTCTTTGCTGAGATATCCTAACTCGATCGCAGAATTAACTGTGGTTGCAGTAGCACCAGATACATATGTACCTAAGAATTTAATATCAGAGATTGTTGTGTCTGCTGCATAGTTTAACACAATCATAGGAGTTGTCTGAGTAGTCAACATTGTGCCAGTATGTTCCAAGGTCATTCCAGAAATTTTAATTTGTCTTGGATTGTTAGGAGAAACAATATTTGTTCCCGTGACTCGCACACTTGGAGTACTGTCGCCGCCGATAGTTTCAAAAATAGTTGTGTTACCTGTACCGATGGAACGAATCACAGTCTTATCAATACCTGCACCTACTAGAGTTACATACGGTGGCAAATACACTGTACCGGTTACATAGTAAGTACCTGCAGGAACATTAACAGGAACACGACTCTTCGGTAATGTCTTATCAAAGGACCTTAAATAAATTTCATCAATTGCTTTTTGGAACTTGGCTGTGCAGTCAGTTTTATCTGCTACGCCAAAATCAAACATACTAACAGAGTCGTCTAGTTTTTCTTGCAGTGTACGCACTACTGGAAAGTTTGCCCCTAAAACTCCTGTGATAGTTGCAGTAATAGTGTGGCCAACATAGGTATAGTTAGTTGCTGTAAACTTGCCCGTGCTCAATAAATCAAACATTCTTGCTTCAGTAAGAACTTCTGTATTGCCTACCGCAGGAGCACCTTCTGCAACACTGCCGTTGCCAATGAATAGTCGCTGCTCGTCAACTGACCAGCCCATTTCTCCGCTGGCTAGCTGAGGCATGCCCTGCTCAGCAGTCTGCCCTCTACGTAATTGAATTTTTGAAATCTGAATAACAGCCATGGTAACATTCCTAGTATAAGGGTATTTATCATGTCGTTTAGGTTTGACTACCCTGGGAAATAAATACTATGATAATGTTTTACTTTATAAGACGCATCAACTTTAGCCCTAGGGTAGATTCTAGCTATTTTAGCAATCCTACTAAATTTTTAGAACTATCTTTAACTGACAATGAGCAAGAGCTACTGCGTAACTACTTGACAGTTAGTCAGCAGGTTAGATATAGAATTTTGACAAATTTTGACGAAAACGATGTCTATCCCATGACATTTTTTGTGGAAAATGATCAATCTCTTGAAGGTTTTGTATGTGTAGGATCTACTGACATATATGAGTTTTTAGAAAAAGTTATATTCAGCAACGAGTACAGAGCAATGTCTGCTCAACTGTTAACCTGTACTGATATTATGGATTGGACTACTGATCAACTTCGAGTATGTGACAGTACAGATACTGAATTAGACTTTGCCAAAGTAAAAAGAATGTGGCTTAATGGTCAAGAAATTGCATCAGACCAGTCATGCCAAAATATAGCCTGCTGGTGATATTTTTGAGCACTTGCTACTATTAAATCATTTATTTTAGATTTTAATTTGCTCTGTTGGTTAACTTCGTAGGAAGTTGCAACAATCACAGCTATTCGTCTATCAGCACTGGTATTCTTTACGTTGTGTGCTGCTAGATAGTTATTCAAATAATAAGGTTGACGATCGCCTAGTATATGTGCAGTATGTACAGTATGTTCAAGACCTGCATCTGTTTGAAATGTTCTAAATAGATTTTCTTCTTTGCATTCGCTGCTTAATGTCTTTTTGAACAACAACTTGTCCTGTTCTCTATTTTCAAAACTTATATAGAAGCGTAGTCCTAGCTTATCAAGATCGCTGTGCCAAAACTCCTTTGACACAGCACTTGCACGTTTAGGTAACAGTGTCATTGCAACTATTTCGTTTTCAGGGATGCCCCAATCGTTAACAATATAATTTACTAACTCAGGAAATTCTTTATCAAAATTAGACTGCCAATCTAATGCTTTTGCCCATACTACTTCCCAAGGGAATACATCTTTTTCATTAATACCTGCAATGAGATAGTTTCCAGTTTGTTGCAGTAGATGTTTCTGCGGGTATACCTGTGTCATCCATGCCGTTAGCCTGTCTAGATCAATTTCTGGACAACAGGGTAAATCTAACGGAGTATAGACGATGTCTTCGGCTTTCACTTGTAGTAATTAACGTAGTAGTCTTCAACTTTAGCTAGCCACATGTCTTGGTATTTGTTAAAGTTATCTGGTGTTAGATCGAATTGTTGATATTGTAGATCGCGACTGCACATGAATACATGCCCTTCACGAATGTCTGTCCCATAGACTTCGTTATGTGCTAAAATATAAGCCATTAGCTGCAAGAAGTAATCTTCAACCCATTCTGCTTTCTTAGGTTTGTTAGTCTGTTTATAGTCACATACACTAGGATTACCTTTGTACACTGCTACTAGGTCAGTAGTACCCGAATATAGTCCCGGGAAGTACAGACTCTGCTCCATTGCCCAAACTTCGTTAACATCTTTTAATCCCTGCTCAATGATAACATTGGCCATCTTATTGGCCTGTACATGCACCAGATTGTTGCCCGGCTGACGCTCTAGTCCAGCAAGGAATCTTTCTAAGTTATTATGCATAGCTGTACCGATCCCAGAAGCTTCTTTAGTTATCTGTGCAGCATTTTCTTCACCAACTCTCTTACGCCATTCAATTAAATGCGTTTGATCTTTAGTAGCACTAAGGATCGTTGTAACACTTGGTGTTTTTTCTCCGTCAGGTGTTAGGTAAACTCTCTTACGGGTTACAGGGTCATTTATTTGTTGGCAAGGTTTATATTGTACGTGTTCTACAAAAGGTGGTGGAGTATAAATCATAGTATTAATTATACAACAGTTTTTATCATAACGCAAATAAAGGACTATAAATATTTGCCAATGCAAGACTATTTTCAAAAATTCGAGTTTGAACTCAAACCATTCGACTACGAGCAATTAAAAGGACCGCTAGCATTCCAATATGGCTATCCAGATGTTATTATTTTTCTTTACAAAATTAATAACATAGAATTATTTAAAAGTCTACACTCAACTCCAATATCGAGTATACCGCCTACTCGAGTATTCTATTCTGAAATTGTTGGGAGAGGGTATTTACAACCTCATAAAGATTTAGGAGTAGGCTGCAACTTGAATTGGTATTTTCAAACGGACGAGTCTTCTACTGTGTTCTTCGACGAAACAGACAAGACGCAACATCTAAGCAACATTAAAGAACAAGGGGAAAACGTCTTTCACTTAGACCAGCTTACTGAACGTTGTAGATTTAGTGCAGAAAAAAATACGGCCTACTTATTAAATGTAAGTAGACCGCACAGTGTTCATAAGCCTAAATTAAAAATTAGAAAATTCTTTTCTTACCAATGGCTCGATCATGATTATCAAACTGTACTAGACAGCCTGTTGATTAAGAAAGCGGACTGTTAAGGAATTGATTGGCTGCGGAGCTGGCCATTTGATCAACTGTCTGGCCACCTGGTTCAGGCGTTTCGCCACCTTGGGCTTCAGCATCTGGATTGTCGACTTTAGTCGACACAATGATTCCAGTATCATTAAAGTTGCGAACAATGGCCTGTAGCGAAGGATTACCGTCGAATATTTTCTGGAATCCTTTTGAATCAATTTCACCGTAACCCATGTTCTTCATCATGTTTGACAAAGCAGGCCAAGTGAGTTTAAGCGTAGAATTCTTTGAATCACTACGCCCCATTTGATTCCTTAAGACCATTTCTAGATCACTAGCAAACGAGTCCGCAACTTCAAACAATCTCATTTAGATAGTCTTGCAATGATGCTGTGTGCTTCGTTTAGTTTGGCAGCAAACAATCTGCGGCTTTCACGCATTTCACGGCCGGCCATTTCTGCACCACCCGATGCTGCATCTGCTGCACCGAATTCGTCATCCATTGGAACTTCTTCGTTACCTGCATTCATACTGTCCATGCCAGCTTCTGCACCGCCCATGTCGCCACCCATCTCTGCACCCATTGTATCCATTGGGCTTGACTCGCCTGCTAACACAGCAACTGCATTGCTTAGTTGCTCACGTGCTTGTGTTAATGTGTTTAGAGCTGTTTCTAAAGCAGGAGCAACTGCACCCTTAAATGTTTCAGCTTGCTCTTGACCCATGTTAGCACGGATAGCGTCAGCTAACTCAATCATGCTCTTTGTCTGATATTGACCCACACGAGTCATCCAACTGGTAAAGTCGTTGACCATATCGGTGCCGGCTGTAATAGCTTTGGCTTTACCTTCTTCGTCTTCGTTGATTAATCTACGAATACTTTCGTTAACTAGTTTAACGTTTTTTCTATGTTGGCTTTCTTTCATCTTTTTCTTTCCTGCACGTAATTTAGCTAAGTCGCTCTTTTCAATCTTACCATCGTGATCGGCATCAATCTTTTCTTGATTGCCTGGAAGATTCTTAGAACCTTCTTTGACCTTAGCGGACTTTTTGGCTTTCTTGACATCGCTGTCATCTCCGCCATCAGTGAATGTATTAGACTTGCGAGTGTAGACTGTGCCTGTGCTAGTCTGCTTCTTGTCAAACTTGCCAGTAGTCTTTTCTTTTTCTGCACGAGCTTTAGCATCTGCTACAGTTGGGAAACCTTCCTCAACTGCTTCATCATACTTGTCATACTTATTACGGATCTTGTCAAGATCCTTGCCTTCTTTGCCGGCCTTGGCTAATGCTGCCATGCCGTCTTTACCGTATTTTTCGTGCCCTTTAGCTGCACGACTCATTGTTTGTTTGTCGCCTTCTTTAACTGCGTATTCTTTTCCGCCGACTTTAACTTTTTCGCCCTTTTGAATACCGTCTGACTTGGCTTTACGAACTGCTGCACCAAATGCGTTGCCTTCTGTTTTTTCGCCTTCTTTAACTTTTTGGTCTTTTAAACGACCATCAGCTTCTGCTGACCTTAGCATAGCTGCACGATCTGCATAGCTACCACGCTTGACATCCTTAGCAGCATCCTTCTCACCTTTAGTAGGATTCTTGACATGCTTCAATGGATCAAACTTTTCAGCTACTTTCTTTTCTACACCAGACAACTTACGTTCCATAACTCTAATACTTTCACCTAGCATTTCTTTAATGCGAGTGTTTAGCAGTCCCACTAGTTGTTTGTTCTTCTGATAAGTTTCATTAGTTAAAAGATCATTAAAATTGCTCTTAGCTTCTAACTGATGAATTTCAGTACGAATTTTATTACGAGCATCTTCTAATTGCTCTCTGCTATACTTGTTAAAGTCGACTTTTACGCCGAACTTTTTGTATAGGTTCTCATTCAATTTATGAGAACTGGTGTGTTGATTAAAATCGGTTGTCTTCATGGCATTTCCAAAAAAGTTATATCTATTATTTATGTGATATCAATTAATTTCTTAAAGGATCTTAAGATGCGGGTTTTTAGGGCATCTTTTTGTGTTTTTGCAATACTGCATCGTGTTTCGTAAAAAATTGACTGGTCCAGTGTAATCTTCTTACGCTTGCTAGCCTGCTGATATAGCTCTTCTTCGAACAGCTTAAATCCGTAATCTCGGTCTAATTCTATAATCTTAGTATCTTGTATTCTGCCCAATGCTAGATCGTTTGCGATTAGTGCAGCAGATTGTGGGAGATTAAGATTTTCTCGGTAAACAATATTGCTGCCAGACACAGAATACAGTCCGTCTTTGTTCTTTGTTACAAGAAATTTTTCAAATTTAATAGATCCGTCAGCTTGTTGTATTGGGATAATATGCCCTTTGGCTTTGAGATCGTGTAGCACACGTTTGGCCAGAGTTTCAAACTTGCTGAATACTCTATCAGGAATTTTTTTCATTTGACGTTTTGAAAATGTGTTCATTATCGTTACTTATTTCGTAAATTCCTTTACGCACTAGATTTCTGGCAACAACCTGATCACGTTCTGTTAGACCTGTAATTCTAATTTTACCTGTGTGGTTTTCTAAGAAGTTATGTTCTTCGTTAGTAAGTGGCATGGCAACATCTAAAAGTTGAACTATTTTCATTTTTGTAGTAAGTCTTTAGGATTCAATGTCAACTTAGGTACTCCGATGCTGGTTGCTTGACTAGTATCCAGTTCAATACCCTGCGGTCCACTCTTAGTTACTTTAATTTTGCCCACATTAGGTAAGTCTATAGTCTGTCCCGGCTTTAGTGCCATTCCTAAATCTTCTGGCTTTTGCATAGGTGCTGCTGCTTGTTGACCACCCATTGCGTTTACAGTACCCCTAAGTCCTAGTTGATTTGCAGCCGCATTTTTAATACCCTGCTTTGCCATGCTAGCAACACCTCCTAAACTATCAGCTTTGCCTTTGGTTAATCCGGAAATAAACGACTGTCCGATGCCCATTGGTTTCTTTGCAGCAGGTTGTGTACCGCCCGGAGTAACCTGAGTTGGACTAGCAGAACCTTGTGCGGGCTGTGCTCCTACTCCTTGTTTAACTGCATTAGGATCTGTAGGCTGTCCTAGTTTAGGCTGCTGTGCTGCCTGTTGCTGTGCAGCGGCAGCTCTTAATGCATCTGCCAATGTGGGCTCTGCTTCTTTGAGTAGGAATTCTCTAGCTCTCATTTTACGAAGCTCGCAATTTTATCTATATGGCCAGTTACCCAACCTAGCACGGCTGCACCGCCTAGTAACATATATGTCCATTTGTTTTTAAATTTTTCTAATTCATCAATCTTACCGGCCAGCTCTTCGTGCTGTGCAGATTGTTTATCGTTCAGCTGATTAGCGTGTTCATAATATTTAGAGGCATTAGTACGATACTCATCAGTCATCACATTTAACTGTGCAAGTACTGTATCTCGAGTATTGTCAAGGCAGTCGTGCATTTCCTTTACGTCTACTTTTAAATCGTCGAGCTTTTCGTTCACATGGTGCACCTTTGTTTCGACTACGCTCAGTCTTTCTGCTTGAGTAGGCATGTTAATAACTTTCCCCATTGTTGATTTTCCTATCTAAATTGTTTAATCACTACCTAGCAATTTGATAGTTGTATTTTTAAACTCCGGATCCGTTAGATCAAAAACCGGCTTGTCTATATTTATAGTTTCGGTTAACTTTTGAATAATTGGCACTTGGTCGATATCTCCAAGTAAGCTGCCAATTGGACCAGTTGAGTCTGCATAAATGCCGTCGCGGTCTGGTCGCAGTCTCCATGTCCATACAGAGTGCTTACCTTTGTATACTCTGCCAAATCCCAGGCCCTTAATATCCACAGTGTCAACTGTTGGTACTTGGTCGTACTCTACTACGCTGCGTAATTCCACGCACTGCTTTAATGTGATCCAATTTTTAAATTGATCGCCTTGTTGCTGTGTTCCTTGACTAGGTCTGCGTACTCCTGTATCGGTGATATCGATTAGAGTTTTTATTTCAATTACTTGCATTATGTACCTACTTTATGTAGATATTTATAGTCAAAAGAAAAGGGAGTAAAAACTCCCTTGTCTCGTGTAACTTAACGAATTAAGATACGTTAGCTGCTAACATACCAGGAACAACAACAGTAGTTGTTACGCCAGTAGCTGCATCTAGCACTGCTGCTAGACGTTCAGCAAATGTTGGGCTGCTGTCTGTGTCATAAGCTGGACCAGTAGGCTGAGCTGTTGCACCGTCAACCATAATTACAAAACCGTTATCAGCACGTGGGCCAATCCAGCTTGTTGTAGCGATAGTTTGGATAGCACGGATGGACTTGCTGAAGTTCCCATCAGTGATAGCACCAGTTGTACCGTTTACGCTGTCAGCTGTACCAATACCAGTTCCAGTGATCTTGATAAATGTTTGTTGGTAAGCACTCATCAGAAATTCTGCTGTAACTCCACCGTGAATTCTATTAATACCAGGCATAATAATCTCCTTAATCGTAATGCCAAGCTCCGCTCAGGAGCATTGTAATTTTATTTAGTCCGATTTAAAAAAAACGCCTGATATGCCCAAAAATCAGTCATCTTTGACATCGCCTTCGACTAGCTTCAGAGTCTTGGCTGTTTCTTTACTGTCACGTAGTTTGCGTATACCACGTGTAAATTTAGCAGGATCTGCGGCTTTGATACTGTTTAACAGTCTACGCTCTAGTTCGTATGCAGTTTCGGGATCAAAGTTTTCTTTGATAGACTGAATCAAATTGATAGCACTGTCTATCACATGTGTGGCACGACTTTCGATAACTGCTTCAGTATCTTTTTTAACTGCAATATCGTTTAGTTCTTCTAGTAGACTACGAGTGTTTCTCTTCACAGTGGTAAATCCTTTTTAATATTTAGCGTATGTGTTAACAAGTATAGCACACTTATTGGTGTATTAAAACCTTGTAATTTGTGCGGTCGCAGCATATACTTACTAAATACTCAGTAGAAACCATGAGTACTACACATTAACACACAGGAAAAATATGAAGTACATATCAGAAAAAATGCTAGCCATGTTGGAACGTCTATCCGAAATGTTCCCAGGGTCTAGCTATCAAACTCGCTTAGATCAATATCTAAGTACCAAAGGCATTACCGATGCCGCACAGTTGGAAAACTATATCCGACAATTTAACTCCCAAAAGGAATCTTACCTATGAAAAACTTTTTAAACACATTATACGAAATTTGCCTAAGCATTGGTCAAGCTCGTGCTGCCTCCATTCTTGCTCGTCAAGGTAAAATCGAAGAAGCTAAAGCCATATACGGAAACTAATAAATATTGGCATGAACTTGGTGTATATTCACGGGGCCAATGCCACTAGCGAAAGCTTCAACTATATTAGAAATAAAATTGGTAGCGGTATAGATATCAACTACGACAGCCGCAACGGTTTTGAAAACAATCTCAAAGACATGTTGTCAGAACTAAAAAATGTTAAAGATATTGCATTTGTTGCACATAGTCTAGGCGGAATATATGCCCTACATATTGCCAATGCTATACCCAAACAAGTATTAGGTGCTGTTACTATCAGTACTCCGTATGGTGGGGCAGAAGTAGCTGATTATGCAAAGTATTTCTTGCCATTCAGCAGACTAATGCGTGACATTGGTCCTAGCAGTTGGGTAATGAAGCAGGCTAACAAAATTAAGATTCAACATCCATGGACTAACATAGTCACTGTAAAGGGTCAAAGTGCTTTCATGACAGAGCCCAATGACGGTGTTGTTAGTATTGCTAGCCAACGCCATCACGCTGATATGGAACTAATAGAAATAGAATATAATCATTATGAAGTGGTTCTCAGCGAACAAGCAATTACTATCATTCAGGAACGAACAAAAAAGTTCTAAAATCATTTGCTATACATAGGCAGTCTATGTATAATAAATATATAGACAGCAAAGTTGCTGTTTACACAGACATTACACACAAGGAGAATAATATGTCAAATTTTGAAACCCCAAAGCTACCAGAAGTTAAATTCAACAAGAACGGTTATGAAATCCGTACAGACATCTTGGGCATGGCAAAAAGCCTAGTACAAGAAGACTTCCATGCTAAATTCCAAGGCTGGGAAATGACTGCTACTCGCGATGAGAAGACTGGTCAAATCGTTAGCAAGGTAGAAATGCCAAGTTATCCAGGACTTGAAAAAGTTTTAGAAACTGCTGAAAAAATGTATAGTTTTGTCAATGCAGGTGCATCTAATAAAAAATAATATATTAAGGCATAGCCAAAAATAATTTTAGATGTAAAAAGGACTCCTAGGAGTCCTTTTTCACGAGCTTAATTACTTGCCAACCTAAATCAAATTCCCACCACTTCTTGCCGAACTGCGGATCGCTTGCACGAGCATGATGATTGTTATGCCAACCTTCTCCGGCAATTAGATATCCTGTGATAAGATTATTAGTGCTGCGATCACCTGTGTCAAAATTTTGATATCCTAGAGAATGATTTACTGTATTGGTAAAGCTGCCGGCATGCCATACAAATAATGTAGGAACAAAGTATGCATAGATAATAGCAAACGGATCAATTAGGCAGATGACGGTGATATAAATTAAATTTACTAGCCAGTAGTAATGATGCATCCACATGTGGAATTTAGAACGCAACAGATCAGGAACATATCGAATATTAGGAACCTCAAACATGCTTAGGAATTGGACTCTAAAAAATCCTTTAATCCAGGGGCTATGAGGGTCTTTTTCTTGATCAGTGAATTTGTGGTGCTCTCTATGCACAGCTACCCATCCTAAACTGGATCCGCCGCCGCCAATGGATCCAACTACTGTACCAAAATACTCAAACCACTTAGGTGCTTTAAACGATCTGTGAGTTAGTAATCTATGGTAAGTTACTGTGCCGCCGATGGTAGCAAAGAAAAGATACAATCCTGCCGCAATAGCCCATTGTGCTAGTGTACCGTAGTAAAGCAGTATAAAAAATGAAAGGTGTGCTAGTATTTGAAATACTATTAGTGAATTTCTAGTTAATGTGAACATAGTGTAGTTATCTCACAATTACAGTTAGCGTATTATTGCTGGTTACTTTCTCCAGCGTACACTGACGGGGTACAGTCTTATTCATCCGGACGCCTAGGCCTAAGCCTTAACCGTTACGACAACGGGCCCTAAGGTGGGTTCTTTACCAGTAAGAGACTTGATAAATGAGTAAGTCTCTTTCTTAGGTTTTTCTATGCTGTGCCCGCCCTCCATCAGTGCTAATTCCATTTCACTGAATTTAGGCTGCTCTTTCTTTACTTTCCAAAAATTGTAATAGCCATTACTCATCAGGATAATCCGCTGGATAAGGAAGTCCGGCTAGTCCGCATCCGAACCTTGCTAGCCCTTCAATGATATCATTTAGGAATTGTTTCATTGGCACCAGCTTTGTTTAGCTTCGCCGTAGTATTCACGTGCAAAGCCGTTGGCAATTAATCCAGCACGTAGACTTTGTCCGTTAATTAAAATGTCACCGAGTACACGACCACCAAACTTATCCCATCCATAAAGTGTTGCTTGAAACTTTCCGCCTTGTGCGGCTGCTTGGGCAATTGCATTTTTAGTGAAAGCGGATGCTGCTTCCCCACGCTGTGCTTCTGAAGGGCACTGAGCACGGAATCCTTTTTCGGGTGTGTCAACCCCAAAGACTCTGACAGCCAATTCTGGCTTGAGCGGTGCAGGTAGAAAGGGTGCTGCGATAACAACTGTGTCGCCATCGCTTACTCTTAAAATCTGTGCGTCATACGTAACACCCTTTGGTGTTTTTTGTGCAAATGCTAGTACTGGGACTAACAATAATAATGCTAATAATTTCTTCATTTTAAATACCTTTTATTAAGTGCTAATATTTATAGTACGTTCTGTATCAAAATTAAACTGTAAGCACAACCGGCGGCAGTACCAGATACACTTGCTAGTAATGTAACATCTAAGTCAGTCTTTTCTGGCAGGGCTAATGGTGCGTCAAATGTATAATCAAACGTAGATTGAAACAGTAGGAATGTTATGGCTGTTTGGAATGATCCGCCGTATATACGATACTTGAACTTACCAAAGCCGTCGTTACCTTTGCCTATGTTAGTACTACCATTTAACAAGTATGCGGTATATCCAGCAGGTACAGTGTACTGAGCCATTTGGCCTTGCCCTTCACCCGCTCCGACATAGCCTACTACTCCGCCGTTTCTATATGTGTGTATCTCACCAACGTTGGTATCACTTCCACTGTAGGACAAACTGTTGATACGTATAAAACTATTAGTAGTAACTACAGGAGTCGTTCCTGTCATTGTTACTAGTTCTGTTACTTCAGTCCAGTCGCTGGCTTTTAATCCTGTAATGTATAATGTTCCAGTATCACTAGCACTGGAACTAACACAACTTAGTGTGCCACCTGCTCCCCAGGACGCCCAAGGATAAGCAACACTATGACTCCATATGCTTTCTTCTGTGTTGTTAGCAATACTAGGATTGTATCCTGCTTTGAATACATTTCGAGCACCAGTAACTAATCCTCTTGATACTTGTAAGTACCATGGAGCACTGGTTAAACTTAAACTGTTAGTAACACGCAGTTCAGGCTTACCGTCAGTGTTATAGTCCATAGCCTTATGGACGTTCAATAGGTTAGGTTCGTGGGGATGCTGGTAGTTAGTGGTATTCTGACGAATCTCTTGTGCCATTAATCTAGATCAATAATGCTAACGGCAGAGTTTGATGCAGATATTAACGCAACTTTATCGCCGCTCTTGAAGTTAAATGTTAAACAAGTATTAGCAGGAACTAGCAATCCTGTGCTGGTGCTGACTACTGGTGTTGCACCAAATGCTATAAACGCAGGGCTTGCTCCGTTGGAGATAGCAATACGTCTAGATGTAATTGCGGTACTGGTACTGACTGCACCTGCTGTTAATGTAACAGTCTGATACTTGACTGTGTTTGTTGCGGTGCTGGCTTCGTCGATACGAAACGGTGTAAAATATTGGCTCATTAATTTGGTCCTTGATAATTTGGATACATGCTGGGATCTTTTACTCTTAGATCAGCTGGGTGTTTGACGTTGCCGCCTGCGTCAGTTGTTACACTGGCAATACCTGCAATTACTTCTGCAGGGCTGTTGTCGTATTGTTGACTACGTTCAGCGGACAGGATGTCGAAGATCTGTTTAAATCTACGAGGCCCATCGTCTAGTTCAGTAGCAGGTGTTAGATCTACTGCTGTTATTTCAGGTGCAGGTGCTACTGAAACTTGTTGTTTTCCGTCAATTATATCAATAAGACATAATAATTCTCTAATGATATCGCTAGCTTTCATCGTTTAATCCCTGCTAACATTTTTAACATGCTCACGTCAACACTTTCGTCTTGCTTGGGCATCTGACCCGAATCTGGGCTACTTTGGGCAGCACTGACTGTTTCGTAATCTGCCATTGTGAGTGTGCCTTTGTCTTTAATGGATAACAGCCTTTCAACAAGATTATGCAGGTCCATGTCTGTTTTTACATCTTCACGAACCAGTTCAAACACACGAATTAATAACGGAACGTCCATAGTAACAGTGTCAACTTTATCAATGTTGGCTGCACGGTCAGCTTCTTTTTCCAAACGTGCTAACAGTGCATCTTCGTAGCTGATGCTTTCACGTACCACAGGTTTTTTAGTTAGAGATTTTAAGAATTCCATAGTGTTATTTACATTCCTGCATCAGCTAGTTCAATTGTTTCTATCTTGGCTACCCAACGAATTTGTTTGTCGCTAGGCCCCTGTACCTGTACTAATAAGCATCCAATATTGTTTTCGGTAGTAACACTGACTTGCCATGTGGTTGCAGTATTGCCGTTAACCACTGTTGGGTTCACAATTGACAATAAGTTAGTAGTGCTATTGCCTGCATTTCTATACACTGTGCCTTTTAGATCCCAAACTACAATTTCTGGATTTGCTGTAGGATACAATTCTTTTGCAATAATTGTGCCCGAGAAGTAGATTGCCGAATTGTCAACCAGTGTGATCTGATTAGTTGCATCTATGTTACCCGAACCGTCTGTGGTCAAGTCTACTGGGCTAGCACTTAATACAGTATTGCCACCTAGTAGGTAATGACCTGTTTGAATCTTACCGCTTGAATTGCTCTGTCCGCCTGTGGCATAGTGAGGTACAATCACAGCACCTTTAATGCCTCTAGCATTACCGTTAACTCCGCCTAATACCAATGCATAGTCTGCATCAGCTGTATTATTATTGCCCCCAACGACTACGCTGTGTAATCCTGTGGCCTGATTAAAGCTGCCGCCACCAATAACAGAAAAATTGCCACTAGCTACTTGATCTGTTGTGCTTCTAATTCTCTGCCAGTCAACTGCGTATTCGCCACGCTTATTTCCTGTGTCGTCGTTGGCTACAGCCCCTAATCCTTGTGCTTTTAATACTGCATCTATATTAGTCTGTGTACCGGTAACAATTAGGCTGACCACTGCTGTTTGACTGCTGTCTACTACAGTTTTACTTTCTGTCCAATATTGCAGTCCTTCTCTTACGCTGATAGTTCCGCTACTGGTAATACTAATTCCTGTTCCGATCTTAACGCCGCCTAATGTTGCAGTAGTTGCAGTTGTTAAATCCTGTGCAGAAACTGTGATGTTAACCTGTGATCCTGTGCTGGTTGCAGTAATTGCATTACCCACAAAATTAAGTATTGTAGTGGTTGTGTTTACAATATTGCCTTCGTCTTTGACAACAAAAGGACCAGATCCGCCACTACTTGTTCCGCTACTAGATACGTACCACTTAGTACCGTCCCATGTATAAGTATAGCCGTTAGGAGCTACGTAGGTATCGCCCGGTTGGGGATTTGGTGGAAAACTTAAAGCCATGTTTGTATCCTGAAATTATTGCTGTATTTACCGTTTCTTAAAGTTGAATGCTACACTAATTCTTATGTCAGTGCTAGTGTTAGGTTTAACTCTATGCTCTAAATCTCCGGGAAATACTAGTAAATCACCAGGTTTAGGAGTTTCTGTCCAATATGCTCCACCCTGCTTAAACTCTATATCACCCGCAGGAACCTGTACATACAGTACACCTACTCGTGCCCAACGACTGTGACTGTGCCAACCTGTATATTCGCCCGGTGTGTTTACATTAAACCACCAACTATCTATTGGGCCTTCCTGTGCTTCCACAGCCCTATATACACTGTCAAACCATGGAAAAGGCTGGTCAGTGTAAGGTTTACTCTGCCAGCCTCTCGTTCCTCTATCACGGGGATCTAGATCACGCCGATGTTGTATCTGTTCAGCAAGATCTCTAGGTAGGTCTAGCATCACGGAGCATCTATTGCCCAGTACGCACTAGCACCATAGTTGAGATAACTAGAGCCGTCAAAATATAAACTGCCACCCGGTGATGGCTGTGTAAATGTCCAAGTATAGATACCAGCGGCTGGAGTAAAACTTACACCAATTCTAATGTAGTTGCCTATATCAACGGCATCACTGGTCACTGTGCCTGTTTGGCCAGCACCGTCGCTGACTGTCCACCCTGCCTTGACATTTAATAGATCACTGTTGTAGTTGCTGCCGGAGAAATCAATCATATTAGTAGACGACTGATTGCTTAGTTGTATGTAAGGACCTTCTGTCGTAGTAAATGGTGTGTCACTGCTCCAAGTTACCGATCCTGTTTCAAATCCTACTGCTGTTTCGGCACTATTATAAAACTCACTATTTTGATTCAATGCGGGCAGTAAGAACACCGAACCCGTAGCAAGTTGTACAGGCGTTGTTGATGGTGTAAATTGACTGGTGTATTTGGCCACACCTTTCATAATGTGTAGATTGGTAATATAGCCCTTGTAGGTGCCCGCACCTGTTTCACCGGTACCCACATATAATGGTACATTGGTTCCAGTTATCCGTTCGGTGCTGACAAAGTCTGGAGTATATTGTGTGCCGTTGATGTAGCCTCGGATCACACCGCTACTACGCACATAGGCTATATGACGCCACCCTGCTCCAATGTGACTCTGTGCAGTATTGTTGACAGAATTGTCATTAACCCAAAAGTAGTCATTGAGACCACTTTCGTAACTTATAGCCAACTGTTGTGTAGGATATAGACCCACTGACCAAGGACGCGGATTGTTGTTGTTGTTTTCAACCTTCTGCCACCATTCGACAGTGAAGTCTGCTGGAGGACTACCGCCACCGGCGGAGCCTGCTGTCATTAATATCTGTGATATAGGCATAGTGTCTCCTTAGTCTGGGCTAACATTGCCGGAAATCATCCAAGACTCAATGCCGATCTTTAGCAGTGTAGCAACACCGTATGGTGCTAGGTCGAAATAACTATAGAACCCATCACCGGCCAACATTACTTCAATACTACCGCCTTCTTTACTAATGTTGATAGTATCGCTGCTTCTATTAACAATGGTAATCACAGTGCCTATAGGAAAAGGAACACGAGCGTTGTAAGGGATTACAATATTGTCGTCGGATCTGTCGCATAGGATGTGATGTCCGCGATCTTTCATACTCAATGTATAACGCTGTCCAGTATAAATGCGTTGCGGAATGTCTGTAGCACTGGTGCTCTGCTTTGAGCCATCGGCAAACACAATACTGCCACCATCTGTATCACGAACAGGTTCCACAGTCAACCCTGGGTAGTAACTGTCAACATAGAAATCACCCATGCTCACTGTGACTGTGGTTCCAGTGTTGATGTAGGGATGGTTGCCGTCGGCCAACGGACCGGCATAGTTGTTTTCGGATTCTAGATCAAGTTCTCCAACAGTAAAGTTTTCGTCTTCAATGCCAGTTGACAGCCAGTTACTGGTTTCGTTATTGACATCGACATAACTGAATGAACCGTGTTCGCCTGTGCCTGAACCGTCTAGGGGTAGTCGAACTGCTAATCCTGATTCATAGTCGTCAGTACTAAAATACGCACCAATATAGAAACTGTGGGCATCTGTAGTCAATCCACGAGGTGTGGCCAACCAGGTATCGTCATTGGTAGTGGCCGTTAACCAACGCTTGTAAACAACTTCGCCATTAGGACTGAATCTGATTATTTTAATACCATCATCGTCGGCAAAATTGTAGTAGGCTTCAGAGATTACTATCAGATCACCGTCGGCTGTGCGAGCAATACAGGTGTCGTCATCGCTGTTGGTTATACGCTGCCATTTGATGTTACCACTGGCATCTAGTTTAGTAACTACTGTGTCTCCGTCATCAGTACTAAAGTGTGTGACATAGATGTCTGTACCGATGGTTACCACACTTCTAGCATAGCAATCGTCGTTGACTTCGTTGAGTTGACGAGTCCACAGTAGAGTACCTTCGCTGTTAAACTTATAGACTACGGCAAGATCTCGAATAGTAGTAGTACTGGTCGATATTTCACCAGCAGCCATACCCACAGCAATGATGTTGTTACCAGTGTCTAATGCTACAGAACCGATTCTATCTGAGTAGTTGACCAATGTACCAAAAGTACGCTGCCATGAAGGAGTAATCAACACAGATTCTTCGCTCAATGGATAGGTAATATTCCAGGTACCTGTGCCAGCAAAATCAACCTGTGTAGTTGTTTCAAACTTCCAAGTTGTTGATTGGCTGGTACCTGAGAATTCGTTAACATATCCAACTGTGCCACCTGACGCATATACTCTCACAGTTAGATCGTTTGCTGGGCTTGTTCCGCCTAGGCTTGTTCCTGCGATAACAATGATATCATTTTCTACATAGTTAGAACCTTGGTTAGTGATATTGGAGTAGTTGTAGTCAGTGTAAAGGTTACTGTATCTTGAACTTTCAAATGTAAGTTCAAATCCACTACCTACTTCGTAGTTAGTACCTGTTACCGCAGTAGCAGTAGCACCAAAAGTTCCTGCGGCTGTTCCGCTGTTAGTTACAAGAGTAATAACACCCGCATCCGCAGCAGCCACTGTGAGGATGATGTCGTTAGCAGGTGTTGCTCCAGTACCGTAAGTACCATTGCCTACAGTAATACTGTCAATGCTTGTACCGCTAGTTCCAAAGAAACTAAGATCACCAACTTCATACAGTGCGTTCCCTTCAAATTCTCCAACAGTAACCACACTAGTTGATGTAGTCGCACCACCGACTGTAAGTGTAAGCGTTGTTCCTGTGGTTATTAATGATGTAATACTTGTAAGTGCGGAGTTAACGCCAACATACCAAGGAGCAAAAATACCACCGGTACCAGCAAAATTTACTTGTCCAGCTGTATATTCAGCACCACTAGTAAATGTGCTAGTATTTTCAGCACCTGTTAAACTTGTACCTAAAATCTTGATCTTGTGTCCTGGTAGATAGTTAGAGCCACCATTAACAACACTAGCACTATAAGTTCCATTGCCGTTGTTAATGATGTCAAATGTGGCACCACTACCTTCTTGTGTAGTACCAGTTAGACCTGTGTAGCGTTCAATGTTAGCAATACTTTCAAATACGCTAAATCCTGTACCGCCAATCTGCCAACTAGTGCTTGGCTCAACATCAACAGCACTTCTTAATATAAGGATTGTGCCTGTGGTACTGCCAGATTGCGGAACTACCTCAAGTTCGTCAGCGAACTCACCTTGTTTTTCTCCTGCCAACACATAAGTTCCAGTACTGGTCCAGGCCATGTCATGTAGCGTAACATCAGCAGTAGAATCGCTAAACTTTTCGTGATCTAAAATACGACCAGTGTCCTGATCCACGGTGACTAAAATACTATAGTCGTATTCGCCATACATTTCAGCCAAGACCATGATATTACCGGTGGTAGGATGTACGCTAACGGCCCAAGCCCAACCACCGTCACCATCATCATCATCCTCAATGGTAACACTCCACAGTCTGTCGCCTTCTGGCGAGATCTTCATTACAAATGGTTGATCTCGATCACTGTCTTGACCAGCAAGATACAGATTACCAAACGAGTCCACTGCGGTAGCACGAGCCATAATGTCGTTGTCATCGTTGTAGGTCTTGCCCACAGCCATAAAGTAGCCTACCTGCGACTGTGTCAACTTAATGTCGCCATCGTTGGGCACAGTCAATGTGCCATCAGCACCAAACTTATACTGATAGGACTCGCTGTTGACAATACGGTTGGACACCCGAGCGTTAGTGTCTGTTGTTAGTTCAGCGTCTTCTGCTAGAATTGTTTCAGAGTAGTTGGCAATGACCAAAGGACTGTTAGATGCTTCGTGTGTGACAAAGCGTCCAGGAATACGGCTTTCGGTAAATGATAGATCACCTATGGTCAGTTCTGTTCCATCTGTGGGCAACTGTACTATAAAATAATCTGCTTCTTGATCTGCTGAACCGCCATAGGCTGTTGGACCACTATTTGTACTACGGCCATAACCGCTGACCGCAAACTTGTCACCAAATACTGCCACAGCCTGTCCAATGCCATAATCGCCACCGTCAAAGTCCTCTTCGTCTATCTGTGCTACATCAACATAGCGTTGCCAAATAACAGCACCTTGGGTGTTATAGCGTGCCACAAGTATTTTTCTGCTGCCATATCCTTCTTGCTCAAGTTCACTTTCTTGAGCAAGGTTTCCGGTAGCATTAACAACAAATGTCACAGAAGATAGATAAACATCGCCAGTGGCAGTGGCTGTTAGGCCTGCAACAATATTGTTGCAGGGTCCTGAAATCCTACGAGTCCACTGTACAACACCGCTGGAGTTTAATTTAACTAATACGGCTGCGGTTCTATCGCTAGTTCCGTTGACACTATTGACCGTATCAACTAGGTATGTGCCCACAGCATAGACATTGCCCAGTGCGTCACTGGCACAGTCACCGCCCGCCATATCATAACTGTTATCAGTTTCTAGACTCTTTGACCATATGCGATCTAGATCTTCATCTAGTTTTTCAATGAACATCTTGTTCTTACCGTCATTGACAGCATCATAATAATAACCAGTGACATAGACATTTTGGTCGCCGTCAACATCGATGCCTGTAACTGCTACTACCTGATCTTCTTCAGCAAGTGCCAGTTGTTTCTTGATTTGTACCGACCCATCTGTGCTACTGATCTCCATTACCAAAACAAGATTTGGTGCTGGAATTTCTCCTGTTACTCCTGTAACTGCCAGGGCCATTGTACTAGAACTCTTTTCTTCTAAGTAGGCATCGAATGACATAACCGGACCAATGTCGTAGTTTTTTTGCCACTGTATAGCACCTGCGGTACTGAACTTGACCACTGCAACTACCGGTGCTTCTGATCTTCCTAGAGTAATATAAGCACTGTCACTGCTGTCTACTGCCAATGCTGTTGGAAAAACATCAGTAAAGGACTTTTGCCAAGCAACTGAACCAGTGGCTGTGTATTTGGTAATAACTGCAACTGAAAATCCTTGACCAGCCTCAGATTTAGTCAACGCATATAGATTGCCCTGGCTGTCATAACGCTGACCGCGTGGTTCAGTGTTATAATCTTCTCTACGCTGTGTAGCAATCCAATGCTCTGTGCTACCTGCTGTGATTACGACATTGCCTTGATCGTCAAGGGTATCACTACCGGCATGTGGTAGCAGTGCCCAGGCCGAGACGCCGTCACCGTATTTGACTTTGCCAGTGTCTGTTTCTAAGCCAGGCTCACCTGCGGCTAAAATTGGGTTTGAGTCAAGCCAGTTAGCGGCTGTGTCTCTGCGTAGTTTGATTCTTGTTGTCATTTTTATTGTGCTCCGTTACCACCGTCTAGGGTGCTGTTAAAAGTTTCAGTGTTGGCAAATCCGCCAACTGCTGTATAGTGTGCTGTTCCTGCTGCCGTTGGTATTTTATTTGACCAATGTGTGCCCATCCAATTGTATGTAACACCGTTGTCTGCTAGGAATTCCTGCCCTAGAGCGGGATCTGTGGGAAATATTATTGCCATAGTCATATTTACCTTACTCTGCTGTTAGCCAAGTGTTAGCACCACCGCCGCCTACAAATGTAGGAGCAACAGGCTTGTCTGTTAAGTCGTCGTAACTATAAGTACCTGTCCAAGCTGTGGTCTGTACAGTAGCATCGTTGAATGTCACTGATTCAAGCGTAGGATTGGTGTCTGGCGGTGCTAATACAGTAGGACTGCTATCAACCCACTGTTCGTTGTAGGCCACATAAGTACGGGCTTCCACGGTATTGAACCATTGTGATCCAGGTGTAGTTGCGTCTGGTGCTGTGTCACTTATTACTACACTGCCCAAGATGAGGTTAGTGTCACCTTGTACAGATATACTACCGCTAGTAGTTACCGTGATAATAGGATTGCCGTCAACTGTGACATAGTTGTCTTGGTTAACTCCAAGTGCTACGCCACCAATGTAAATTGTGCCTGTACCCACATGGATACTACGCCACTGACTGCTAGTACTACCTAAGTCATAGGCCAGGTCAGTGCTGGGTAGGATATGTCCCGGAGCGGTTAATGTTCCAGTTGAACCAAATTCCCAAATATTATCTGTTACTGGTCCATTAACTGCTCCTGTTGCTATTTGTACAGTGCCGCTACTTGCTGAGAAAGGACTATTAACAATCACCGCTGCTGCGTTGGTAGTTGATGTAGTAGTGTCACCTATCCATTGTAAGGCAGCATATCCGCCCGTGCCTTGGGTAAGAACGCCTACTGCGGTGCCGGTACTGCCTGCAATAACATCATTACCAGCACCATAAACATCACCAATACGAGTATTGCCGCCAGGTAATGTCAGTACACCATCTGCACCTAAAACTACGCTGTAACTACCTGTGGTTAGTCTATCCTTGCTGTCTTCAAGTGATACTGTTCTGCTAGCTAGTTCGTCTAGACCTGCTGTAAATGTTGCTACTGTTGGACTACCTTGCCAATCTGTTGGAGTAAGTGGAGTGTATGTGTCCGGTCCTGTAAGGCCTGTAGCACCGACTTCTCCAGCAGGACCAGTAGCACCAGTAGCACCATTATTACCTGTAAAACCAGTTGCACCATCTAACCCGGTTGCACCAACTTCTCCGGCAGGTCCTGTAGCACCAGTAGCACCTTCCATACCAGTTGCACCTAACGGGCCAGGGCCACCTTGTGGCCCAACAATAGGTCCAATGTTTTCCCAAAGTGTGGTTAATGTATTCCAAAAATAAACATCACCGTCTGTAGTGTTAATCCACCCTTGACCTATTTCTCCTAGGCCAACTGTGGCTGTAGTAACAGTATCTGTGCTACCAATCAATACTATGCTAATACCTTGCGGGCCTGTAGCACCTGTGGTTCCCTGATAACCTGTAGCACCTGTGCTGCCAGATTGTCCTGTAGCACCTTGAATACCTGTAGCACCTTGAATACCTGTAGAACCAACTAGCCCAGTTGCACCGGTGCTTCCTAGTAAACCTGTTGCACCAGTTGCACCATCTACTCCTGCAGGACCTGTTGCACCCGTAGCTCCGGCACCTGTTGCACCTGCAGGGCCTACCGCACCTAAGTTAGGGCTTGATTCAACCCAAAGCCCGTCAAAGTATGTAAAGCTGCGTCCCAAAACGCTATCCCACCACATATCACCTTCTACTGGGTTAGCAGGAGCAACATCTCCTACAACACTGGTAATAGCACTTAATGTACCTGCTGTAGTTACAGAAAGATTATGGCCAACAATAATTCCACCTAAAGTGGCAGTAGTTGCTGTATTTGTTGGGCCTGCTGGCCCAGTGGCCCCTTGAGCACCTGTTGCACCTGTAGATCCATTTGTACCCGCAGCACCTGTTGCACCGTCAACTCCTGCAGGACCAGTTGCACCTGTTGCACCATTTACACCCGCAGCACCTGTTGCACCGTCAACTCCTGCAGGACCAGTTGCACCTGTTGCACCAATACTGCCAGCACCACTTGCACCAATAGACCCGATAAAACTCTTTAGGTCGGCACCTGTGGCTTTCTTAGTCTGCCCGTTTTGCACTACGGGAAACACTGTTGCATCAGTTAATGTGGATACAGCACCGAATGAATTGAATATATTGCTCATTTTTTGTCCAGGTTAGCGTCTTAGCTAGTTATACTGGTATTTAGTTTGGATTTTTATAATCCAAATGTAAATATTCAATGCTGATACAAACTAAAAAAATTTCCACAGAATATACTAGGCCCAGTAAGCATAATAAGTCACATGCATATACTAGAACAAAAACAATATTAGTAATTCAATGCGACAACTGCCAGTCCTTGTTTGAAAGAGATCAAGGAAAGATGAGTAAGAAAAGAACTAGCAATGACTATTACCATGTCTGTTCAAATTGCAATCCAAAACAGTTTGCACAAAAGAGAGGTGTGGAGCGTAGACAAATTTGGAAACTGTCAGCGGATAGCGACATAAATGTCAGCAAGATATAGGTTGCATTTTTTACCAATCAATGTTATAATATATGCTATGTAAACCACAATAAATACTCATTATGAGCGATGTACTACTTTTAAACTCTGACGCACAGCCAGTCTGCCTATTGCCAGTTAGCATTATCAACTGGCAAGATGCGATTCGATACATGGTTTTGGAAAAGGCCGTTGTATTGAGCTGGTATGACGATTGGGTTGTTCACTCTGCAAATTGGGAAACTAAAGTTCCCTCGGTACTAATGCTGACTGAGTATATGAAACCTAAGAGCACTATTCGCTATTCCAAGCAGAACGTGTTCTTGCGTGACGGCTATTCTTGCCAATATTGTGGAACAGAAGTGAACAAGCGAACAGCTACTTTGGACCACGTGTTGCCAACTTCGCACGGTGGTAAGACTACGTTTGAAAATACAGTCTGTGCCTGTGGTACTTGCAATGCTAACAAAGGTAACAACAAGAAGATTGTGCCCAAGCATAAGCCTCACAAGCCCACTTACTGGGAACTTGTGGACCGCCGTAGGAAAATGCCATTCGACGTCAAGCACGACGACTGGAAGATATACTTAGGTATACAAGAATAAAAAGGCCCTCCGGGGCCTTTTTTATTGGCTGTGTTTTAAGACTGCATTATCGCTCTCGATATGCAATACGAGCACGAGTTAAGTCATATGGGCTCATTTCGACTCTAACTGTGTCACCAAGTAGGATTTGGATTTTGTGTTGACGCATCTTGCCCGAGATGTGTCCAAGGACCGTATGGTCGTTTTCTAACTTAATTCTAAACATAGCATTGGGCAGAACTTCTTCTACTTTGCCCATCATGCTAATTTGGTCTTCTTTTGCCACGATTAAACTTTCTCTCCTTTTAGGCCGTTGATCACTAGATCTTTAGCTCGCTTATTTAAGCTAGCTTCCTCGGCCTTGAACATAAGCCCTGCCATATTGTTCAAATAAACTTCCATAGCTTCTTTGCCTACATCAGTAAAATGGCTGTATTCAGATCCAATACTGCTGTGATAGTAGTAATGTCGATTACTTAAAATTTCCATAACTCCGCCATAGAATAGATCTTTGACTGCTGCTTTTTCTATCATTTTAGGTACTCCATTGTTGCTTCTGATCCTTTTAAGTACGCCACGGGTTTTAACCAACCGTTTGACATACAGGTGTTCAAAATAGCCCTGTACTCTGCCGGGCACTTCTCGGATATTTCGAATCCAGCTCTGGGCGTAATAACTAATTTGGATTTTATATGCCACAAAGGATCTCCGGGCCTAATTGTTTTAACATCATGTTTATACGAGTGATAGGTCATTCTGGTAAAGGCCTAAAGCGGCTTAGAAAACTTTCTTGATAACAGCTATATTCTTTTGGAGTGCCTGTTTCGTCAACTTTTTCGGAACGATAGTGGATCCACGTGTGTCCATTTTGTTCTACGCTATGAAGCACAATGAACACCTTGTCGATTCCATCACCCCACTTACTTCCATCTTTAATCATCTGTATTTTCCTTATCTTGATCGTACTGTTTAACCATACGGTACAATGGCTCCATCCGTTCCTGAAATACACTGGGGCAATTTTCGGCCGCCTGTTTCATATCATATTCGCTAGGGTAATGCCGCAAACACCATCGAGCCTCATCTTTGACAGCCTTAGGAATTCTAGGAGTAGTCAACAACCTTAATAGGAATCGTTGAGTCTGAACTACTGCCCGATAGCGTTCGTCTGGCAGAGTCAAATCTTTTCTCCTGCTTTAAATCCACGGAATCGCAGGAAGCGAGGGAACCGCAAACTGTATGTGCCGTCTTGATTTTGTGTAATAGCATCTGCTCGAACTTCTACAATTTGACCAATGACGCTATCACGATCAGCCCAAAACTCAATTCGATCACTATCGCTAAAGCCACTACCAACATTGACGACAATCGTCTTTCCGTCGTCAATACCGGAACAGACCAACGCTCCCAGTCGACCTTCATTGCGGCCAGTACCTTCTTCAACATTTGTAACCTCCAGGGATACTTCGATAAATGGTTTTTGTTTGAGCCAAGCTACATGACGTTTGCATACATATTTGGCATCAAGATCTTTAATCATAATGCCTTCGTAGTTGTTCTTAAGTGCTTCTTTATTAAAGGCAACAAACTGCATTTCGCCTATTGCAGTATCTAAGTCTACTTCAACTTGCGGAACAAGACCAACGTTGCCAACTTTGTCAAATGTAGCTTTGAACTGTTTTAAGAAAGCAGTCCTACGCTTCTGTCCAAGTGTACTCTTTCCTGCTTTGAATTCGCTAAGAGGCAGCATGTCAAACAACATCAACACAGCATCGCTGGCATCGGCATCACTCTTACGATGTACCTGCTTCATCAATGCTTGAAAACTAGTGCTGATGATCTCACCGTCCAACACAAAGCTACGATCAAAGTCGTCAATGTGTGCTAGCAGTCCTTCAGTGATGTGCGGAAAGTTAACTAATTCTTTACCATTGCGGCTGTATTGCACAACTGTACGAGCTTCACAGTCTACAATAGTCAGTACACGAACACCATCTAACTTTGGCTCTAGCAATTTCTTGCCGGAGACTTTGCTTTCGTGATTGGCACCATCGTGTGCCAACATGCACTCAAACAGTGGCACGGCATTCTTAACAACTTTGTTAATGGTCTTTTCACTGACTCCACAACGAAGATCCTTAATAAGGATACGACGATACCAATCATTCCATTGTGTCTGTGTGCTTGCACTTAATGCTAGTTCAATTGCAGAACGTGCGTCATCGCCGGTAAGTTGTCGTGTGCGTAACAATTCGCACAGCTCTTTAAAAGCTACCCACGGTAAGCCTTGTCCATCTGGACCACTGTGGCTAGGTACCTTCTTAACACCAAAGGTGATAAATGGACTTAAGGCCAATTGGAAGCCTTCAAGCAGTTCAGTGTTACCTCGTTCAGCTTCAATGATTGCTTCTTTGTTTAGGCGGCTTGGATGTTCTTCTAAGCTACGGATTACTCGATCGCAATTACTCATACTGTCTCCAAATGTTTACATTTTGCACGGAATTGAAAGCCAGAGCAAGTACATGTCTTTGCTTCTGGATCTACATAATAGGTTTGACCTTTGCTGCCTTGCACAGCAATTGTATTGGACTGTTTCTTTACAGTAAATGGATTAGGTTTAACTGCTTCAAACTTGCGGCCACGCTTGTCGAATCCTTTGATTGGATTCTTAAAGTAGAAAGGTGCTCGGTCACCATATTTGATGTAGGCAACTAGATTAGTGCCGTCAAGCAGGTATGTGTGGTTGCAGGCAGTGCTCGAACCCCAATCTGTGACTTCTTTAAGTGCTTCCATTAACGGCTTTCTGTGCTGTTTAATGTGTTAATTATACAGCCATTTTGTATGTTTGTCAAGTATGATTTTACCAAATAGTTTTAACTGTAGTAGGCTTGTCTAATGCGTTGATCATTGTGACCTTGCCCTCAATTTTGGTTGGAAAGGTCATTGTGTAAGTGGCCGCTAACTTACCTGTATCTGTTTTCCAATGTAAGTAAATCTTACTACCCTCTTCTGGTACTAAAATGATGCTGTCGCTCTCGGCATCAATTTCAAATTGCCCTTTGGCTGGTAAATTTACAGTTTTGTGTTTGAGTGCAATATATTTCATAATTGTTTTGCTACATTATTTTTAATTCGATCAGAGCTAAATGTTCTAAGAATGGTTAGGTCAGCTTCTGCATCTTTCCTTGCCTGTTCACTGTTTAAATATCCCTTGAAAAAATTATCCCAGTACTTTTTTGATTCACTGTTTATTCCACTAGGTGCGATAACTATAAACTCCCCAGGTCCGATTATCTTTTTAAGTAATTTAACTTTATCAGATTCTACCTGCTGATTAATAATTACTCCGGGAACTATGATTCTAGAAATGCTTCCGTTAATGATATCCACTGTCATTTGTCCTGCACTTTTATAGGGTACCAATAGATAATCCTTAATTTTATTTTCTTCTATATATTGCAGTATTAATTCTTTTTGTGTAGGTGCATTAAAACCGAATATATGTTTATCACTAGAGTTTGATACTAGATAAAATATACTGGATCTTATTCCTGTAATATATTCAAAGTCAGTTAGAGAATTAAACCTTTTAGCAGTGCTGTCTTTGGATGCGGCAACTTCGGTAGTGGTAATTATTAATACGTTGCCATCTTTTGACTGAGTTGCGGCTGCGTTCATTCCTACTACACCCTCTGCACCGGGATGGTATTCAGGGATCATATTAACACCCTGTTGCTGTGCATACTTTTCTATTTTTCTATAGGTAGCATCTACACCCCCACCCGGAGGGAAAGGCACAATAACTTTAACAGTGCTGGCAGGTTGCCACTGTGCCATTACTGAATTACAGAACATAAAAATACATAATAATAAAAATTGTTTCATTGCCATTTGCCTAATTTAAAAGATTTAGTTGTTGTTGTCATTAGACCTGTTTTTTTACCTGTAGGGTCAAACTCGCAAAGTGAATCAGTTACTTCATTTAGTCTTGAAGCATAATGATAATCCCATACGGTTTTAGTCTTTTCAAATTCTGAACTTTTAAAAAACCAAAAGTCTTTATCTATTCTAAAAGGGTGCTTTGGTTTTTCAGTTTGAAATGTGCTAGGGTCCCAGGAAGGATAACATATTAATTTTACATCCTGAAAGAATATTTCTCTACAGGCATGTTTAATTTCTTTGCTCATTTGTTGATATAATACTCCGGGTACTACATGTCGCTTATCTCGATTAACTTGATAATATTGGAACACCCTATAGGCCATTTCATAAGCTAATTCGGGCATGTCAACTGTCCAATAAAAGAATTCAACACCGTAGGGATTAAAAGGTGATGCTGTCATAGTGTGAAAGAAGTCATCTACAAATCGCATAGTAACGTTGCCGTTAATGTCCTGATGCAACATAGGTTTATCTATACCAGATACTTGTGCAACTGTAAATCCTTTATCAATACTGTCTCTTTCAAACTCGCTGTATGTGGTTTTTCTAATAATATTAACTGGACTATAATGGCTGTTGATCCCTTCAAATCCCCTATCTTGAAAATTCAAATGATCAGTAAGTCCCGAGAACTTTTTTAATTCTATTTTTATATCTGGTCTATGTTTGGCTATCCAGTCTAACTTTGGCTTGACTGCAAAGTCCCATTCGCTGTTAAAATTGAATGCAGACTTATCTCGAGTGTTGGCTTGATGTAGACTAGTATCTAATACTTCAAACGGCCATCTGACATATATGCAATCTAATTTAATATTGTTGTCTATAAATGTATCGAGTATATTTGTACTGTCCGAGCCACCGGAAAAATATAATACCACACGATCATATTTGTCCCGTATCTGTTGTGCTCGTAATTTATAAAGAGTCTTTAGATCAAGTTTGCCCAACATACTGAGGTCAAACTGATCCCAAATGTTATTATTAAATTCAAAGTTGAGCTTTTGTTTATTCTTTGATGCAAAGATAGCGGCTTCAAACTTATCATTAAAGTTGTTGTCGCCCACTGACCAATGCCCGAATTTAGTTGCAATATTTTTGTCGAACACTTGTAATCTGTAAATAGTGTTTTATTTAAGTACACAACATGATCACCTTCACAGAACCGGCTATTAACAAAGTAACAACCCAGCTCAAAAAGCGTGGCAAGGGTGTCGGGATTCGAATTGGTGTAAAGACAACTGGTTGCTCTGGACTGGCATATGTGTTAGAATATGTAGACGAATACGTTCACGAAGTGGGTGTAATCAACTTTGCTCAAAAAGACTTTGTAGTATTAGTCAGTCAACAGCATCTGCCGTATATGCAGAATATGACTGTAGATTATGTACGTAACGGATTGAACGAAGGATTTGAATTTAGAAATCCAAACGAACGAGATCGTTGTGGATGCGGAGAATCATTTAGGATATAATATGGAAAATTTAGAAGAACAAATCAAAGACATTATGGCCAAGTCTTTTTTAATGGATCGAGCAAGATTAGAAGATCATGTCGAATTGGAAAAAGACTTAGGAGTCGACAGTCTTAGTATTTTTGAAATGGTTATCAATATCGAAGATACTTACAAAATTGAAGTTAAAGATAGAGAACTGTTGAAGTTCACTAAAGTCGGAGATGCAGTAACTGTGCTAGCCGAGCTTATTAGAAAAGAAACTGCTCAAGATTTACCGTCGTAATCTTTTACAGCACCGCCGTATTGCACTGACTTAGCTTTACGGCCTTTTAGATAGTTACCGTGGCCATCAGTATGGCCTTTCCCTTTACTTTGATGTGGGCGTAGTCCCTGACTAACACAAGAGTTATGATCACTCCTGCCTAGTCTTTTAGGACTACGACACACTTTAGGGTCTGTTTTCTCAGTTATAAATTCAAATGCTCGCATCAACTTATTTATCGTTTCTCAACGTAGAAGATATGTCCTCCGACTCTAGCTTCTCTCTTTAAGTTATGCCATCTTGGATTTACGTAAGTTGAATGAAAATATAGCCAGTCGCCCATTTCCTGCTTATAATGCTCGTATTCACCTGTGAGTAAACTACGTGCTACTGCTAAACTCTCAATCCATCGTTGATCAGTATCTTTGATACGCTTAGTAATTGCACATACCCAACTAAACTGGCAAACAACTCGTTTGTCTACCACCGTTTGGACTTCTGTGTGTTGTTCAGTTTTCTTCCATATGCCCCAGCCAGTAGTGACTTCTCGAATAGTCTTAATCTGTCTAGGTTTTTCAAAAACTGTTTTCTGTTTAACTACTTCGCATACTGTGCGGGGAAACGCAGGATGCTCGGTTCTGTTTAGTGTAACCATTCCAACGGCAATTTTGCCCTTCTCTGATTCACTGCCGGATTCATAAAAGATGTTACGTGCTAGACACATAAGTTCTTTCTGATCCAATTTGCTGGTGCTAATATCGTCTGCAGCCGCTACGCTACTTGATAAAAACATCAGGCCTATTACTGTTGTAGCTACTAGGTTTAGTAGTTTAGACATTGGTATGCCCTCCTTTTTTAAAGTTGTAAGAATAATTATAGCACAAAGGCTAGAACACTGTCAAGATCTGGTGATTTTGACAGATTTTTATGGTAAAACCGGTTTATCGCAAGAATAGCGAGGAAGTTTTAAAGAAACTATTGATGTGTGCCTCTGCTATCTGATCATATACATCAATTTCTGCTTGACGAAACGCTGAGCCTGTAAAAGCTTCTATTTGACTTCTTACTTGCGGTCTATTGTAATAGAAATCTTTGTGGCTAATTTCAATAACGTCAGGATCGTTGGGGATTGTTAAACAATGAAATCCATCTAACAATTTTTCGTATGCAACTATCTTTACAAAGGTGTTAATTTCTTTATTGGATAGCTGATCGGGCGTTAATGTGGTGCTAGAAAATAAGTGACTGTGTGTTTCTAATATTTGTCTAAAAAATGGTTCTGCACCAAATTCGTATGCGTTCTTATAAAAGCCTTCCCAAAGGCTTAACGCAAGACTGTTACACTCAGTTAGCAAATGTGTCATTACTACAATTTTGCATCCTGGGAATCTCTCTCTGAGTTTTGCATAGTTTGGGCGATACGGAACATATACTACTTGGTTTGTGCCCGGGTCAACATTATCAAACCAAAATTCGGGAGTCATGGGACTAACAGGCGTCTGTAAAAATGTAGTAGGAGTCAGTGCCGATGTTGTTTCAATAACTGTTCTAAACATTCTGACTAAAGAATTTCCAGAACTGCCCGGAGTAGCACATATAAAATAAATTGGGTCGCTCATTTCAAGTTCCTAGGGTTGTTTCTAATTCTGTAGAAATCTCGTATAACTGAGCAATTTCTTCATAGCTACTGGGAATACCTACGAATTGATTAGTAGTTTTATCAAAGGTCACTTCTGCGGTTGTTACACGTTCTTGTAGGCTAGTCCATCCTAACTCTGCAAATAGCGAATCTCGTGCTGTGGCAAATGTTTCGTATTCTAATCCATTTTTTACAATATTTGGTATTGCTGCTAAATCTAACACTGCAAAGTAAGAATAGACTACTGAAGAGTTTGCGGTAGACACAAACTTATAGCCTTGTCCGTCAGCAAAAGACAAACTATTCATTACAAAATTTCGGTAACTATCTATTGTAGAATAGAAGTTAATCAACTTTAAAAATTGATCGTCAGATAACGGGAGCCCAGTTAATAAATTAAATTGCCCCCAATATGTGGCATCTGCAAATTCAGACAGGGTATATTTCTTAACAACTATGTAGATATTCATGTGTATATTTATCGTAGTTAAATAGGGCAAACTACTAGATGAATTCTGGGCTCTTGCCCTCCGTTGTATACAAAATGATGCTTAGTAGTATCGACTTTATAAAAGTTGTTATCTGCTGGAATGTGAAAACACAATGCACTAACATTGCCTGCATGAAAAGTATGTGCAATATACGCATGTGGATTAGTTTGCAGTACATAATGATATCTAACTGAAGTATCTGCATGAACTGATAGCCCGGTCTTGGGCATAAGACGCATAATTCTTATTCTACCCAATTTTATGTTTTCAAGTGTTGCGAGCTCTTCTAATTTAGATTGTATGTACTCTGGAACATTTGAATTTAACTCTGTAAATTCTTGCTCGTTTGCAATATCAAGTCCTGTTTCTCTGTCGTATAAACTGCCTACACAATCTTTCCATAAATTGTTAGCACCCGGGCGATGGGAAAGTCCAATTTGATTTTCAGTTCCCCATTGTGTCATAGTTAACACACTATCTAACCCGCTACGCATTAGATCACTGTCAGCAGTTAATTCAAGTTTTTTAATAAACATAATTTATTTAACACCTATGATCATGTAGCGAGAAAACTTCCAAGTAGGATATACAAATTCTTTTTCTCCTGTAAACACAGATTCTGATAGCGGGTAATGTTCAATAAAGTCCGATAACGTTTCTGTATGTATCACATGATCCTCATGCGGCATATTATTTCCTTGCAGTACCACTCGAGTACCTTTAGGAATTCGATCAAACCAAGTCATGTTATCAAAATGCTCTGTGCTAGTGTTAATAACTAGGTCTCCATATATAGGTTCAAAGTTATTACAATCGTTAGTGAATGCTTTAAACTTCCACTCCTGCCATACCCAGTTTTCATTAATCATATCGGCAATAGGTTCTGCATTAGGATCAATATCAATACTGCGTATTCTATTAACTTCAAATTTACCCCTGCTTAATAACAAGAATGCAGTAATACCGTGCCAGCCTCCGTATATGTAAGTAAAGTCAGACTGCCACCCTGTCTTTTCTAATTCTTCACATAACCAAATCTTGCTGCCAATCTGTCCGCTACTGAATGCGTCCTTGTCTATATTCATGTTAAAAACTTTCCTTTAGGAGTATGTCCTACTATCTTTGTGTTAGGATGCAAGATAGCTGTGAATCGATCAAATAACCTGTCTGCATTTTTTAGACCTATTGTACTGACTAGAAAGTCAGTAGCATAGATATTAGAAATATGAAATAAGCAACGACTATCTCCTATTTCATTTAATAGATTAAGATAATTGTATATCAAATCAGTTTTGATAAACCTAACAGGGCTGTTTCTAAACTGTGTTAGATACTGATCAAACTTGCCATTAAAATAATCTTTAGTTACTTTAAAACTTTCAACGAATCCGTCTGCTAATTCTCCGTTGACAATTATGTTTGTATTGTTATACCCAAACCATTTTAAATGTTTACGATGAGGAAAGGTAGTAACTAATTCCTTAATGTCCATTGAACTAGAACTGTATATATGGTAGATCCAATTGAGAGATAACTGATTGTAATCATAAATGATTATCTCGCCTGATGGAGATAATGCTTTTGATTTAAAGATATCTAGATACTTAAATCCGCTGGCAGGCAATGCTACAATATCGTAAGTCTTGCCAGCATTTCGGATATACATATGTTCACTATTAATTGCCCATATTTGATTACTAACACCGGCAGACATTTCACTAATTAATCTTTTCTGATTAAAATTAATCACAGTAGGATCTAATGTTTTAGTCTTGTATGATTTAAAAAATGCTGTACTGTTGGTTTCTGGATAGTAATAAGTCCGCTTGTTTCTAATACTTTGATTCCAGTTAATTATATCTAAACCTGCACGTAGGCCTTTATCAATAAAGTTCCATCCTTGCTTATTATGATGTTGGAGATGTCTGCGACCAGTATCTTTGATCCATAACGGAGTATAATCGTCGTGAAAGTTTTCTACGCTACGTTCAACTACTACTAATTCTTCTGTATTAGATTGCCAGTTGCCAAATGCAGGTTTGCCTATCTTATTCCAATTATCTGTATTAACTAATACAAATTGATGATGCAGTTCGTACCAATTTTCTTTCCATTCTAATATATGTGCTGCGGCTAGATAGTTAGGATGTTTTTCAATTTCTTCAACAATCTCTAAGATAATACTTGCATCGTATATCCTAACTCCTGCTGCCATAAACAAGATATGTTTATATTGACTATAGTTTGTTAAGCCTTGATCAATACTGTCTGCATATACGATATCTAACTTAGAACTTATCTGTTCTAATCGATGTGCATAAAATGTAGTATAATCAGTCATGGTATCTTTTAACTGATCATGTTTTAACATGTCAGATGGAAATATACAGACTGCAAGGTCTATGTTATTTTCAAATCTGCCCTGTACTATGTTCATAACTGTTTAATTGATTCTGCTATCAAATTAGTTATTGCCGCAGTAGGTCTGCCATGAATAATAATGTGATATCTATCTTCACTAGATTCGTTAATAACAATATGCTCTCGACCAATATCTAACATAAAACCTCTGCCTACTTTAAAAGGCACAGTACCGATATCTTTAAAAACAAATCTGCATCCCTCGGGCTGTGTTAATGCAAAATTTAAAGGACCAAATATTCTTCCAGGACCGTCTACATGTGGCATTATATATCCACCTGCTGATAACTTCATAATACGAACTCGTCCGTAACTTAAAAACGGCAAGCCCTTTATTAAATTAACAATATAAGGGCAGTAGTCGCAAACTTCTGTCCATCTATATTTGCTTTCATCAGTGTGTCCGTATCTATCGTAGTTTTCTGTCTTGTCATAATCTAAACCATGCAGAGTTAATGCAGACCAACCTTCATGTCCGTAACTGTTAATTTTATCTTTATCTCTATGCGGAACAAAGAAGTGCTCTACTTTTCTTAACTCTTCATTAATCGTTTGTTGATCCACGGTTGCAAAAATAGGAGCCCACGGCCAATCGCTATTCCATATATTAATAGGAAGCTCATCAGTTGGCCGCCACGTCTTGTGTTCGTGCTCTAATAAAAATGTTTCAATCGTCTTGTTCATATATTCTAATATCTTCAACAGATCTAAATGTAGTTAGAACTTTATGATTCCATTCTTGCTTACATTTGTGTCTATAACTTTTCCAGTGGTCGGGATTAGAATCAATCTTTAAAAACGCATCGTCAATGACAATATCACCTATAGGAAATCTTCCTAATGATAATTGATTTAAACTGTTAAAAGGAACTTTCTTGCGTACATCAAATGGCAAAGAGTTGCACCAATTAATAAATGACGATACTCTATTATGTTCTTGTTGGTCAATATTAAAGTTTAACCAAGCTTCGGCTGCAAAACGTTTTTGAGGCTTGACCATATCTCTTACAATCACCTCTACATCATTATCTTTACACACCGTTAACCAATCTTTGCCTAATGTATTATATCCTAGATATAATCTTCCCCAAGTGAAACCAGTTTCAAGCAATAACCTATCTGACTCTATTATATTAAGATGCATACCAAGTGGTAATATATCATACAGTATTCCGAAACCTCCCCATGAGGTAGGTTCAGTAATCATAGCATCTTCGCACATATGAATATGTTCATTTAATGCAAAAAAAGTCTGTTCAAGTTCGTAACTAAACTTTCTAGACATTTTTAATTCATCGTATCGTTCTCCAAATATTTCAAACTCTTCATGGAGGTAATTTAATTTAGGATTATCAATTACTTCATAGGTAGGAAGTACCTTGTCGTAGAGCTGATTTATTTTTAAAACAATATTGTTAATTTGCTGTGTTATTTCAGGAACATCTAACACGGTCCTATTATTAAGCACACTGGTAAGAGAATATTTAGGATTATTTAAATTTAAATTTGTTAAACCTAACCATCGGGCTGCAAGGTGCGATTTTTGAATCTTATATGTTATATAATGATATTGATCAAACTTATCTTTAATCTTAACTTCTAAAAATGTATCTTTCATAGTAACTTCTTAAAAAACTCGCTGTTAGTAGATCGTAGGGAATCTAACTTATTAATGTATTCAACAGTTTGATCTAATTTACTGCTCCAGTCTTCACTGTTCATAAAGTCTATCATTTTTGTTAATCGTTGAATAGCAGGATTGTCTGTGTGCTGTTCCGCATATCGATATATCTTTTCAGCAACTTTGGCCTTTGTGTGTTTAGGCAATACCTTAGTGCATAGGTACTGAGGATAATGCAGTGTGCCGGTATGAAAAATACCATCCAGTCTAGGTTTGCTGATCTTTTTATAGTTCTGCATCAGCAACCAATCAGCAAACTCAGGTAGATAATAAATGTTTAATGCCTGTACTGTACATAGTATTTTAATATCAATGTTAGCAGGAGTGTTGTCATACAGATGTAGATTACGTTCAATTGTGTCCCAGTCGGCAGGATATCTAATATAGTCATTGATCTCTTTGCCGCCATCAATGCTGATCATAATGTCTACATACTTAAACTTAGTCCATAACTCAACTACTTCTTTATCGTAGATAGTACCGTTGGTGTGATAACGCAAGTCAATGTTTTTACTTGCACCAGACTCTACTAATCTAGTCAGTATCTCCTTGTGCTCTTTAATATACAAAGGTTCGCCCCCACCAAATATAATATGTTTAATGTCTGTTGCAGCACTGTAAAAGTCTTCTAAGAACTTATCGTCTTTGTACCATTCAAAGTTATTTGTAGAATAGTTATCAACTTTGTGTTTCCAATCCCATTTGGCTTCTGTAGTAAGTTCTTGTTTTAGAATGGTTGCATGTTTTACCCATTTACTAGAGTCAATAGGTCGGCACATAACACATTGTAGATTACAGGTATTACCTAGTCTTAGATCAAGTGTGATCCAATCTCTGTCTAGGGAGCCGTCTTCGTTAGTACTGGCCACAAGCTCGTTGATGTAGTCTTCCCCTAGCTTACCTTTCCATATGTGATTTTCAATCTGTCGATGACTGTGTATTCCTACCTGTTCTTCTTTATAACAGGCTGAACAGTTCTTAACAGGGATACCCTGCAACATATTCTTCCTTGCTGACTTAAAGTGATCACTGTTCCAAACTTCTTGCAAAGACAGTTTGTTTAGATTTAGGTTAGGTTCGCTTCCAGACACACAGCATAGTAATGCACTGCCATCGGTGTAGGTAGCAATGTGTGTCCAGGGTAAGATACAAAATGTTTTACTCTTCATTGATTAAGTCCGCTAGTTCTGCACTGATAGATCTAAGGCTTTGACCTCTTTCAACATCTAATGAGTGTGTATAAGTTTTAAATCGAGACAGCTGCTCTTGCCAGTCAGCTGCTCTTGGTTTTTGCAATAAACCTATAATGCCGTTAACACTGTTAACTGTTAACTCAGGGCTACGAGAGTTTAAGTAAGTATTTTTGTATTCTATTAAATCATTTGCTACCTTGTTCCTAATGCTGTCTGGTAGAATTGTTACAGACAGATGAACAGGATGTACATTTATTAAGAAGTCAACGAATATACTTTTCTTATATTTGGAATTAAGCTGATCAACCCATTTTAATGTATCAACAAGATTAAACACATTATACACCTGTACTGTGGGAGTTATTCCTAAATGAACATTAGGCATTTGTGCTAATGTTTCTACATTCCCATTAATCTGTTCCCAATGGCTAGGACTCCTAATATAATCGTTCACACTACCTACACCGTCAATGCTGGCATTGATATTAACTCTGCCAAACTGTCCGATTAGACTAGTGAACTTCTTGTTTACATTAGTGCAGTTAGTGTTAAAGAACAATACAATGTCTCTGCGACCTTTACGGATACATTCTTCCATAAATTTAAAGTTGTTCTGAATGAGTGTAGGCTCTCCTCCAGTCATGTAAACTTTCTTTAAAGAAGGAATAAGATCAATGATTTGATCCCACAAGAAATCTCTTTCAAACCAGGATTGAACTTCATTAATTCGTTTGTCAAAGAAACCAAAACTCTTTGCCCATACTGCTTTATATTCCGGATCTTTCTTTTCTAATTCTATATGCTCTTTAGCAATCTGACTACTGTTGAAAGGACTACACATTCTACATTTTAGATTACACAAATTACCTAGTCGTAAATCTAAGTAAGCAAGACTGTAATCAAGTTCGCCACCAGTTAACACTGCTTTGTCAACTAGATCAAACATATGCTTATCTCCTAGTTTGTTACTCCATTCAGAATTAGCATACTGACGGTTGCTGGTGCGGCCACTGCTTTCTTGTAAGTAGCAGACATTACATCCTACTAATTTATTGCCAGATATCATCTCTGTTCTAATAAACTTCATTTCATTAGAATTCCATGAATCAGACAATTTTTCATTTATGGTAAGTACTTTTCCGTTAGCATCTTTTAGCCTGTGTGTATTGCGTTGCATAAGACAGCAGGGCTGTACGGTTGCGTCTGTATTAACTACCATACTAACAAAGGGTATAGCACAGAAGGTAGGCATTATCTGCTCTATATCTTTTTCAAATTTGTTCATTGAATTTCTCTTTCAACCATGTACGGTTGTTTATTAATCGTAACGCAGTAGAGTTTGATCTATGCTCTTCTCCGTATTGTTTACCTGCTGTTGCTCCAAGGATTGCAAACTCGCCAAAGTCTCCCGACGCCACACTGCACCAAGTGTCTAATCTAAGCGTAGTTTCATCATCTATCTGATTCTTAATAGTGCCGGCGGCAAGTTTAGCACATTCTCTAAATGCACTACGCCATGTGCTAAAAGGATCAGTGTTGAATGCAGTAATGTTGCTAACTCGTTTCATCACTTTTAATTTTGTACCTAATCCAGTAGTCAAGTCAACATTCCATGTCTGTGCATCTAGCAATAGTTTTCTAGGAAATAATTTTACACCCCCATATCCGTATTCTAAACCGTTAACTGCGTTACGGCTAGGCCAAACATGCACACACTCTCTATTGAATATGTTTGGCTGATAATTGAAATGCCAATCATCTAACAAATCTGCATCACCGTCTACTACCCAAAACATATCAGTCTGTGCTAGTTCGGCTGCTGCCTTGTGTGCTTCAAATATTCCCTTGACTCCGTGTACTCGTTGTGCAAAAGGAACTCGATTTAATACTTTATTCCAATTAGCATCTGCGTTAGATTCGTCATAGCTTATAAACACTACATCAAGTTCGTCAAGTATCTCGGGAGTAACATATCCCATATCCTTAATGCCCATAGGATGCTCACACGCACGTATTTTCTTAACCCAAATCTTATCTCCGGGAAAGTACTTAGGATCTAGATACCACACATGCTCTAAATTATAATCCTCTGGTTCAATTGATTGTGTAATTGGTTTGAACAAGTTGGCGGGAATGTCAGGATTAAACTCTTCTGCTAGATCGAACTCATTTACCTTTGCAACTTTAAAGTCACACTCAATTACCCGCCATCCATCAGCAGGAGTCCATGTGCCTTTAAACTTTTTAGCAATCCATTTGTCCTTCTTGGTCCACATGATACAATGATCTGCCGATAAGTCAGTATTGACATAGTCTAGTATCCAATCATCAAATATAGGATTGACAATAATAAATTCATCAAATCCCTGGCCTAGTTGATGCAGTCGTTGATCATAAGTGGCAGGATCATCCTTCCATGCAACTGACTGTACTTTATCTTTGTCTATTATAATCATAAATCCCAGGTAACTTCTCGTTCGGTAAGTGCGGTGTTTGTCCTAGAGGGATTGATCCAAACTTCCTTAAAGAACTTGCTCTGCGTAGCATCTAAGTCTGCAACTGGTAAATTCAATTTAGATCGTAAGTCGTTGCCGAGAGTGACACTACTAGATTGTAACATCTCCTCAGACAAATTAGCAACATTATTATTAAAGTATTCTGTTAGGTATTCAAAATCTCTAACCTGTATATAGTCCCAATCAGTGCAATTGGTCATATAGCAGCCTAGTCTTGCACCGTGAATAGCCCAAATTCCGTTTGCTACATCTTGTCCTACCGAACACCACATTATCAATCTACGATAGTTTCTATCTCCTAGTTGACGTTTTGGATGTAACAGCTCTTGTCGTAGTCCTCGATTAAGTGTCATCTTAACTCCTTCACGGAAACCTGCACGCCATGCTTGTAATGAGCTGGCATTATTATGCACAGTAGAATAGCAGTCAGCCATTTGCACATAATTGTCTTGCCAGCAGAAGTCTACTTGGTTAGTGCCTGTGTCTGCATCTTCGTGTGTTCGCATATTCAACACGAAGTCCTTAGTCCAGCATTTCAATCCACCATTGCCATAGACTAATCCATTGATAGTATTACGGCCTGCCCAACTTAATTGTGTCTGCTCTTTTTTAGGTAACTTATCTGTATCAATTGATATGTTAAAGAATTCTGCATCAACAATGTTGTCTGCATCTACCGTAATAAACTGATCTGTTTCGCTTAATGCGGCACAGGCTTTGTGAGCAGCATCGCTGCCTTTAACTCCGTGAACACGTTTAGCCCAAGGTGCTTTGTTTAATAAGTCTGCCCAGTTCTTATCAGCATTTGGTTCATCGTAGCTTAGAAAGATGCAGTCTATTTCAGATAGGTTTAACTTCATGTTTATATGAATCAAATAGTCTAGTGGTATAAAAAGTTATGTTATCAGAGCCCGTATACGGAATAACAATATCAGTCTCAAAGTCTGTATAGCTAAAAGATTTAGACCAATAAGGCACAAACGGATTATTCAACGCACATGCAACTATTATACATTTTTTCTTAGAGTAAAACTGGTCTAATTCCCACCATGCCAGAGTAGATGGTAGGATACTCAGCGTTACTGTTTTTGTCACAGTATCTTGAGCAACAGTTAGTTCAGCAGAATCTAAATTTTGTTTAATTTTAACAATTCTATTTTTATTATTATTGATATTAGAATTGTTAGAGTGTTTTAATTTTAAAAAACCTTGCCGAGAAGGTCCCGATTTAACAACTGCATAATATCTTGTTATTTTTTCTTGTCCTAGAAATATCTTTTCTGCAATAGGATCAAACGTTTCAAAATGGTGTTGTGTTTTTGCAGGATCAATCTTATAAGACATTCCTAATAGATTTCCATTCTCTGGATCATAATATACAATCATACAAAATCTTTCTTAACATAATGTAGTATTCCAGTCTGGAGGTGAGAGTTTAATCGTAATCCGTCTTCTGAATAGTAAGTATCGACGACAGCAGTCCAATCGTCGACTCCACTTCTCCATCCTTGTATTTTTCCTTTCATGTGGGTAAATGTAGGAAATTGTTCTTTGCTAATAACTTCTTCATTTATTCCCATGATGTCAACTGCAATAGCCATTGCAAGATCAATAGAAGGAGACTTTTGTATATAATCTGGAGTGTATCTATAAATCCATGTATCCCAATTTAGTACAATCTGTTTTATTAATGTAAAGAACTCAGCAGTCAACTGGGTCTTTTTAAAGTAAGTGAATGCAGAATATACATTAGGCAGCTTGTGAATTGTAAAAGCAAATCGATAAGGATTATTTGCACCCACCCATTCTCCCCTATATGTTTTTACCTTGTCAGTTAATAATAATTCGTACTTGTCTAAATGTGTCCACCAATGACTAACGTCCGATAAGAATAGCATATCACTGTCTAATATGACTGTTTCATCATACGGAGTTAGATCATAAAACTGAACACGGTTTTCAATTTTCCATTTAGCATCAGGTGCAAGGTCAACAGGCAATGCGATTACTTGATCAAATAAACTATGATCAACTTCTTGATCAGTAATAACACTTAGACGACTAATGCAAGACTGTGTAGACGATATACTCTTCGCTAATGCTTCTGCTTGTCTAGCATACTGTTCGCCTTGGGCCATAACTAGATAACCTTTAGTCATACTAACTCCTTGTTGATTTGTTCTAATAAATCAAATTTGTTAAACACATGTACATCTGCGTTAACCTTGCATAGTCCTGTAGGTGTTAAAAATTTAACAGCGGTATCCGACATATCTAATAATCTATCTTCAAAATTACTGTGTAGTAGGTTGTGCGGTATTGTAGGTGCTGAATGATTTAATGTATGTAAGGCTATGCTCCAAATGAAGTCATTCCGTATAGGGCCGGCTGGAAGTTCGTATACATGACTGAGCCATCTATAGTTTACCTTACACCATTTGCAAACATCAAAAAACAATTCAGCAGATTCAGTCCGCTTAAAGTAGAATATAGTAGCCCAGTAGAATTTAATACTTCGATCACTTACCCATTTAAATTCATCTGTTGTTTGTCCGTACAGGTCAGTACTGCAATCACATACCACAAAGTCATTCTCAGATCCCCACAATTTAGACAATGCGGAGGTTTGAATCACAATATCAGTATCCATTACTATTGTTTCATCGTAAGGAGTAAGTGAGTAAGCATCTATGCGATCTAAGTTATGGAATGTTAATTGATTAGTAACACTACCATACCGCTTGGTCTGTGTAGCATGGCTTTCTTGAATGATAACATATTCAAAAGCACTACGCCATCCTACAACATTAGTATCAAGTCCGCCAACAGTGGCCGAGTCTGTAACTAATGTTACACCGACTCCTAAATGTTTAGTTACCCTAGTAGCACACCAATAGGCCATGAGCCCGTAGTCCACTTGCTCGTTATTGTGTGCAAAAAGTAATACACCCTTGCTCATAGATCAGTTAAGGATTTAACACTACGCTGGCGACGAAGTTGCTGATATGCATCGCCATATTCGGCTAGTGCTGTTTGATAAGCAGTTCGAGCCAGTTCATAAAGCTCATTAGGGTTGGCAATCATAACTGGATTACGATTCATATCTAGTATCCAATTTGATTCTTTGTCAATGCTAGCTAGCCATTCTTGTGTTACTTTAAACAGTCCACCATTATAGGCCACTACAGTGTCTGTTTCGAACTGTTCTTTTAGCAGCCGACGTTGTTGATTAAGAGTTGTTTGATATTGGGCAAAACTCAGTGCCGCTTCTAATTGTTGATCAAGTGTTTCCATACAGCTAATTATCTTAAAAATTAGCTGTTGGGAACTAATCTTGAATTAGAAGTTAGAAACAGGAGTTACTGTAACTGCTGGTGCAACAATGCTGTCAAAGCTGCTGTATCTAGTGACGCTAGCAGACACGTCAACATCGACGTTTTCATCAACCGGAAGACCCGGAGTTGGACTAGCATTTTGTTGGTCACCCGTATCCGCGTCATTGAGTGTGACAGTTACATCTAATTGCGTAGCACTGATTTTTTGAATCTCAATCCTGGCATAGTTTTCGGAGTAGACTGATCCGATAGTGCCATAAGAAATAAGATCAATGCTTGCACCTGCATCCCACTGGGTATTACTGTAAGTCTGATCGGGCATTGAGTTTATAATAGTCAGCCACATGTTATCTTTTGCAGTGCCAAGACCATTTGATCCATCTATGGCCACTACAAAACTGCCACCCAAATTGAACCAATAATTAGCTGCGTCTGCACCAGTCCAACTATAAGTTGTCTTGAAGATACGAATTCCGTTCCAAGTTGCACTACTAGAATTTGAGTTAACATTGGAAGTTAATTGCCCAGCAGCCACAGTGGCCTTGTTTGTTTCACAATAGTCAGCAGCGACCTTATAAGCGTTGGCATCACCTGCTAGGATAATGTCTTGAGGATCAACATCAAGAATGGTACTATCTGTATTAGTGATATGTTTGTAGCACTTGTTGATATCTAAACGTAGATTATCCCACGCAGGTGCTGCGATCACAGGATTAGCCGATATTTGACTGCTGAGAGGAGTCTGCCCATAATAAGTACTCAATACTCCGTTGATGGTAGATTGAATAGTGTTATAGTCGCCTTGATATATAATATCAAGTGAAGCTGTTTTTGGAAAGACTCCTGAGCCGGCCATAGATAAATTCCTAAATTAAATGTAACTTGTTATTTATAATTTAATTTTGTACTAGATCGTGTCCAAACGCAAATGCACCAATATGTGTTAGCTGGCGACTTAATATATCATCTACTTGAATTTTATAACCAGCTGCACGAGCAGCAGTACAGAAATTAATGTCTTCACCTAGATAATCTTGTGACTCCGGGCTCCAAGTTACAGGAAAGTAAGGATGCTGCAATTTGTCAAACACTGTGATATCAGTCAGCATACAGCCCATGCCCATTGCTTCTACTTCTAATAGATCTTTGCTGATAGCGGTGTCTTTGTTGTGTTTGAGGAACTGATCCCAGTTTCCCCCAATTTCAGTATAGGCCACAGTTTTGTAGGGCATCTGACGAGTAACATAGTTGCCCGCCACAATAGGCTGATCGTGATCTAACAGTTTGTAGGCTGTATAGAACGGAAAGCTCATATCTGAGTCTAACCATAAGATATGAGTAGCTGCCCAACTACGAGCAGCACTGACTAGGCTTTCGCGTTGATTTTGCAACAGGGTGCCCATATTGTAAAACACTTTGGTATCAATGCCCTTGTTCCAATTATAGTTCAATAGACTATGTAGGTTGTGGCTGAACACTGAATGTATCATTTCTCTGCAGGGTACACATACTGCTAGACGAATTTCTTTATCTGATACAGGTTTTGACTCACGTTTTTCCGCAGGTGCGGCGGTTTGTTCTGTGTCAGCCGCAGGTGTATGGGACTGAGTCTTGAGTGCTTTCTTAAGTAAGCTCATCTTGGCATACCCTCTGGCATTGTGGCATAGCCCTGAGACATCTCTACTTCTTTAGAAGTAGTGCTGATCACGTAGCTGATACTGCCGCAAGTTTCAGCAAATTTTCGATAGCCTTCTTCGCTGAGTAATACTGCACGGCTCATAACTTCTTTGCTGACTTTGCCCTGGCTCATTAGATCCACAGCAGCTTCACGCCCTAGACGCTCTGCCCAATAGTCAGCTTCCTGATCTTCAATAGTGGCCAGCATGTCTGCAAGCTCTTGTTCAGTGTGCCGATCCAACCATTCATCTAGCTGAACAGCTTCATTGACTAGATCAGTACGTAGGCTTGCTTGGGCAGTGTGTTCTAATAGGTCTTGTATTTGTCTGCGGCGTGCTAATACTGCCTGGGCAGCACGACCTTTAAATTCACCGTGTTCTTCTAGAACAAAATTAACGAATTCCCAGCGAGTTTGTTTAGTGCATTGACCCGATAATAGTCGAGTCACAATTGTCATATCCATGGATAGAGTCTCCTTTGGTGTATTTAACGCCCAAGTTAACTGTTAGATAAGTTCTTGATTAGTAAGAACCGGGATAATAGCGTCCAGCGAATGACGCACTGAGTTGCACGTTACTGGCCCCGCCCCCGTAGTAAGTCCAGCAGGGCGAGTACAAGCCTACCTGTGTGCCCAAGCCGTAGCCATACAGAGCACGAGCTACTCTGCCTAACTCACTGGTGTTACCTGTACCTGAAAAGAATCCTGCCATTATTATCTCCCTGCGTATTTACCAAATAAATATCTGCATGGACACAAAAAATCAAACTCATTTACTGATGTTACAGACTAATCTAGCCGAACTGCAATTAGCATACAATCAAGAGCCCAGTGCAGAACTGTTGGCCAACATATTTCAACTGCAAGTGGCTATTCAAGAGCTAGAGCAAAGCCAATGACGCTGCCGAGTCAGTTCGGGTAAATCCCACTGCTGGCTGATCTGCTTGATGGTCTGGGTAGTCAACACTGACTCGGGTATGCCCAAATTAATGAATCGGTTAAATGCAAAACCCGCTACCCTATGCTGATCAGCATGATGGTAGATCTTCTCCATAGCACGGTAGCTGTCCAAATAGGCCTGTGTTAAACTCATACCCGTATTACTGTTAGTCCACTCTTGCTCACGGGGGTCTAGCCACAGATACCCATACTTCTCGGCATCGGCATCAAACAGGCTCAGGGTGTTGTTTTCGCTCCAGAACTTACGCCATGCGGGACGTATGATGTTCAGTGATTCTATGCTGACACTGTGCAGGGGGCATTGTTCACTCACAGCCCATTCTGCTAGCTCAGCACCCGAGGACTCAGGTCGATCCCAGGGCAGTCCCAATATGAATCCCGAGTGCAGACCCACGCCGGGCCAGTGTTGGGTTCTCAGCTCTGCAATAAAGTCTATGGTACGCTGGGGGTCACGGGCTTTGCCAATTATGGGCCCGTTGCGGGGGTTCAAGCTCTCTATGCCAAACATAGCGTTCTCAATGCCCAGATCACGTAACAAGCTAATCTGCTCAGGGTGGCTTTCCAATAGGTCAGCACGTATGTATGCAGAGAAGCTGACCCTGAACTCAAGGTCTTTTACTGCTAGCCATATGGCTTCCAGCTTTTCTGTGCTTTCGTTAAAAGTGTCATCTGCTAGGGTATAGCGTGTGGTACCCCATTGTGCGTAGTTTGACTCCAGCTCTCGCCTAATACACTGGGGGTCACGTAGATAATCGTTCTTGGCCCGGCCATTTAGGCTAAACCTACAGAACGCACACTTGAATCTGCATCCCCTGCTGATCTCCAAGGGCAGGGCTTCACCCCGACTTACATCGTGCCATGTGTGTACACGAGTCTTAAACAACTCGTTATGATTGCCCTCTATGATGCGATTGGTATGGGTCCATAAGGGGTTCTTGCCGGCCAAATGATCTGTCCACGCTAGTATGCTTTCGTCACTGTGATTTTTAAACACCCACCAGCCCAATTTAGTCCATACTCCCGAGAAGTAGCCACCAGCGGCAAACTGACACCGGGGACTCACTGTGCGTACACGGGCCATGAACTGCATGATCTGTCGCCAATCCGATTTCAGGGTCATCAGCCCAAACAGGCCTCTAACGGCAAATGTAGTGCTGACTCCTACCCACAGTGTATCTCGATCCAATAGGGGTTCTACCTGTGCCCACAGCTGATCCCAGGTCATGTAGCTGATATTAACCACTTGAGTAGCATAGCCCTGATCCCTTAATGCACTGCTGATCAAATAGGGACCCAGGCTCTTTTGATAGCCCGCATTCAGCGATCTGCTGATCTCATTAGACTGATCTGTCCAGCTTTGATCACTCCATAAGATCACACACTCTGCTTTAGGCATATTGGGTTCGAAGTATATCCCAAGTATCAGACCACGAAGAGACAGTGTGAACTGTTTGGGCCTGCTGACTGATAGTGTAGTCATTACCACCCGGTTGTGTCTGATCCCCGAAGAACACAATGCCCCGAATATCTGTACAGATCTGGCTCTTGTCCCGGCCCTGTGGGTATATGTCAATGCCCGTTTCACCCGCTACTGTAGCACTCAGTTCGGGATAACGAGTTTCAATTAACACTGCTAAACGTCTGCGTTCTTGTACAGAACGATCCCAAGCTGAATACAATGCCCTTTGTGCCGAATCAGCACCACGACCCACTGTGCTGAAGTTAACCAAAGCACCTCGATCTTCTATGTGATTGCCAGTGCGTATGGGCCATTGTGATCCAGCCAATAGGCCTTCTAAGAACCCTCTCTGTTCGGGTAATAAGGTAAACTCTTGTGAATACTCTTGAACACCACTTCGATGCAGTTGATTGGCAGCACAGTTATATACACCCGTTACTGATTCACAAAGATCACGACCAACCTGTTCCAGTGTTTTAGCGTAATCAGATCCAGTGACCAGATACACGGGCCGGTGTCTAATCCAATTCTTAAACCACTGCTTAAACTCAGGATCCATCTGTGCTCTACTAGGTGTCAGTGTACCGTCAACATCAAAAACAAAATTCATATATAGTTCTCTCAATAAGAACTCATAGTTATCAACCTCGCTTGGCAGGAGGTCTAAGTTCCGGATACACTGTGTATAAGATCCGTTTATAGTTGTATGAGTCAGCATCAGCTAGGTCAGTTAACATACTCAAAAGAACGCCCATTTGATAGCATAACTGTTGTGAGCGTTCAGCATCCGCATATTGACTCTGTATTAAAAGACTATGCGTATAAGCTAACAACTCTTTTTGAAACTGTGCTTTGTTCATATATACAGATATTTAAGTAAATTAAGTGTATAACTGACTGTGTATAAGACACTGATCTAGTCACTGGCAACTACTTGAATACTCTATATAACAACTATAGTATATACACACTAGACCCCGTTGTAAAGGCCGATGGAAGAACTGTGGGGGTTCTATTAGAGAGTAGTGGATGGCAGTGGCTAAGGTGGGGCAAGGTGGACTACAGTAAGAATATGATGAAATATGGGTTGGCACCATTCTAGCTATACCTCTCATCCCCAACACCATTCTAAAAAATTCTAGCTTAAATCACCGTGGAAAAACCATAGTTTTCCGCCTGAAAATCACCAAAAAGGCATCAAAAGCAGACCATTTCTTCACCATTTCACCACCGATCTGCCACCGATCTGTTGCGGTTCTGCCACGGTATGCCCACAGTTGCACCACTATTCTCTTGACAAAACCAAGACCCCGTTGTATAATATACTATATACACTAAGTAGATTTGAAAGGATAACACAATGGGCCAGATACTTAAGAGCTTCTTCATAGGCTTCTTTGCAGTGTTCTTCTATAAGTCACATGCATATAAGCAGCGTGATCGTGATCGTGTACTAGAGCAGATCATGCGTAACACCAGCAAGTAATCAACACTGTGTATATACAGTAAGACCCCGTTGTAATAGATTGAACTAATGACTAAACGAATTGGTATTATACAGAGCCGAGGATTGGGAGACCTATTCATCGCGTTACCCATTGCCTTACACTATAAGGAAAATGGTTATGATGAGGTACTCTGGCCCATCTGTGAAGAGTTTATCCCAACAATGACTCAGTGTGCTCCCTGGGTAACTTGGATCCCACTTAAGACAACACGGGATGGAAGCTTCTTTTACTTCCATGCTATGAACAATCTCAAGTACCGAGAGTGCGATGAGATCGTATGCTTGTATCAGTTCCTCAGCAACATGCCCGAACTATCAGATCCGGACCTATTCCCCATACTGAAGTTTGATCAATACAAGTATGCAGTGGCGGGGGTGCCTTTCAAGCATAAACAGAGGCTGGCTGAGTGCATTACACGTGACCCCGTTGTAGAAGAATCACTGTATAACAGAGTAGTCCAGAACCCAAAGTATATAGTTGTACACACAGCAGGATCAGACAAGAGTTTGAACCTAGACTGGTCAGATGCTGAACAGCAGGGCTATCAAGTAGTACACATACAAGAAGGGCTCACTGATAATGCTGTAGACTGGCTAAAGGTCATAGAAGGTGCAGAGTCGCTGTATCTAATTGATAGCTGCTTTGCTAACCTAGTGGACGGCCTGGATCTGCATCGTGACAAGTGGTTCATCCGCCGCTCAAAGATGGATCTAACTCCCGTGCTGTTATCAGACTGGCAGTACTTTCCGGTTGCAAGTTTAGGCAAGTGACTGTATAATTACATATAGACAGGGCCGTTAGCTCATGTTGGTTAGAGCAGCGGACTCATAATCCGTTGGTGCTGTGTTCGACTCACAGACGGCCCACCAATTTAAACCCTAGAACAGCAGGGTAATCGTATTAACTGGTGCAGGTTCTTACTGGCTGGGAGCACTGTGTAGGTACGGTGAGGTCTAGGTCGTAGACTGCCGCAACTGCTGAGAATCCAGAACCGTGCAGTAAGCGTGTTAGGGCTCGGGAGAAATCCCAGGAATAACTGGATGGGGACATGTGGGGAGACCTGCCCCAGCATGTACTGAGGAGGCCCTGGGAGGTATTTGGCCCAGGGCTTTCTCTTGTGTGGCTGATACGCAACGAAAGACCCTACAAAAAGAAAGTTATTGACAAAGTGGTAAAACCTTGCTATAATACACACATGTTAACAAGGAGCTCTATGTCTAAAGCTGTTTATACTGCAAACACTGCAAAAGCTAAAATTATCTATTATAAAGACAAAGAAACTTACAAGATTATCTTTGCTTTTAATGTGCATATTAAAGAAAAAGATAATGGGGATATTGTACACATATTCCCTACACAAAAACAATGTGCTTATGTTAGCGGAGATATTAGTTACGAGACACTGCAAGCAGATAAAGAACGCATTATAGCACAAGCTAAAAAGACTATGCGTACAGATTATGTAGAGTTTGTTTAATTAATAAGGAGCTATTATGTCAGAAACTACTAAAGAGAAACTTACTAGTTTAATGTTGCAAATGCAAGACATTATCATGGAGGATTATGAGGATAATGTCGACATACAGGATGCATTTAATGCATTAGCTAGTGCATACGATTATTATATAGAAGATTAATATTATATAATCAAAGGCCCTATGCACTGTAGGGTCTTTGGTTGACAGAGTGGTAAAACCTTGTTATAATACATACATGACACAGACACTTACACATCGCAAAAAGAGAGCAGATCGCAATCATGTGATCTATGAGCTTAACGTTAACGGCTTGACCTACGTTGGCGTCACTGCAAAGACAGAGAGCACTGCATTGAAGTCCGCAAAGACACGTGCCGCAAAGCACTTCTATCGTGCTAAGACAGAAGGCAAGGACTGGCTCTTGTGCGAAGCACTTCGTGAACTCAACGACAAGGGCGAGATCGTTGTTCGTGTGCTGGCAGTTGTACGCGGCAAGGCCCCTGCACACAAAGAAGAAGTGCGTATACGACGCGAACTGCAACCCGCTTTGAACAGCGACATTAGAGGAGATTGATATGAAACAAGATTACACACTGTATATCTATAAAGCAGATCGTCGTCGTAAGACTGGCGAACGACTATACTCAACTACAGTTTGGACAGCAACTGACGACAACGGTATGCGTCGAACTGTGGCAGACATGTTTGACTTGTACAGGCCAGAAGACGGCTTCCGCTTCGAGTGGTTCCCTGCGATGAAGACGGTCAAGAACTTGATGACTGGGGCTGATGTTGTGATCCCGTATGACACTCCCCGCAGTTGCGATCCTTCAAGCGAACTCTATTGGAGCATGTGATGACTAATGTAGAACGAATGAACTTTGTCATTTGGGCCGCAAAGCGAGATCCCAAGTTTACACAGAGCCGCCGTGCCTATGTTCAAGCACTGTGGGATTGGCGTAAGGTGGTTCGCAGTAACCCTATGATGAGTAGGGTCATTGGTTGACAAGGTTGGTAAAACCAGCTATAATTAAGGCTTACACACTAAGGAGCAACGATGTCTATTCAAACTGTTAACGCAGAGATCCTCGCAGGCCAGTTCACTAACGAACAACTCAGCTCAATCATTGATGCTGTGAAGTTTGCCCGGGCACGCCTTACTGATCAAACCAAACGATCGCTTCGCCTGGGTGCCGCTGTGAAGTTCACTAGTACTAAGAACGGCATGACCTATCAGGGCACTGTGGACAAGATTGCTATTAAGTATGTCACAGTCCGCACTGGTCAGGGCTTGTGGAGAGTGCCTGCTAACATGCTGGAAACGGCTTAACCCTAGACCCGAAAGGGTCTTTGGTTGACATTGTGGTAAAACCGTGTTATAATACATACATGTTAACAAGGAGCTGATATGCGTGAATACACTTCAAAGCTGATCGCAATGATGGACGAGGGTTTGATCTCTGCAGAGGCAGTGGCTGAGATGGCATTGGCCTACATGAGCGAGGACGATGTCAAAGACATGTGCCTTGCAAACGATCTGTTGATCGGTGAGGACGATAATGAAGACGAATACGATGTAGACGAAGCCACTGAGTGGGCTGACTTTGACCCAGATTGCTGAAGTGCCAATCCCTGCCACTAGGCCCCGCAACTCGCCCGGGCACTTCGCAGGGGTTGACACTGAGGCTGTTCAGTGTTATAATACACTTACACTAACAAGGAGCTGATATGAAAGCATGGGATGTTATACGCAACGGCAAAGTCATTGACACTGTATTCTATGACAGCAATTGTGAGCTGTGGTATGTACGCAAAGGGCTGATCGAACACGATGGCTACCCCTGCGACATCATTGTTAAACCTGCAACACGATAAGGACTGAACATGCAAAGAGACTACGATACCCTGGCAACATACGAGCGTGAAGGCTACGAGATCATTGTGGACAAGACATATGAGGACTTGGACCCACGTGGCCAGTTCGAAGAGTCAGACATTGCAGAGATTCTGCAGAAGATCAACGACTACACATACGATTGGTTCATGCTGCGTGTACGTGTACTGGCAGAAGGTGTTGAGTTGGGCAGTGCCTACCTTGGTGGTTGCCTGTACGAAGATGCACGGGAGTGCCTCAAAGACGGTACGGCAGAGGACATGATCTTTGAAGCAATGGCAGAAGCCAAAGCAGAGGTCTATCGTGTATACAGAAAGTTCGCAGAGTTGAACGAAGCTATTGAGCGTGAGGGTGTTGAAGTATGAAGTTGAATGAAGTACTACAGTGGGCAGGGACTGCCTGCTTCATGGTCATGTACACCACGATGAGTTTCTTTAAAGAACTGCACACTGTACAATTAATTGCCGGATGCATGGGCGGAGCACTGTTCTTGGTGTGGAGTTTGCGTGTGGCAAATAAACAACAGACCATTGTTAACGTTACAGGAGTAACCATAACGCTCATAGGGTTATACAAAGCACTTGGTTGACAAGAGTGGTAAAACCTATTATAATAGACACATAGCAAGAAATAAACAGGGTTACCTAGTCCGTTAGGGCCCACAGCAAGCGAAAGGTTCCGACGGGGACAGGTTGCTGTGGGGCATGAAGGCAGTTGTAAACGAAAGTTTACACGAGTTGCTGACGGGGCACTAGGGCGTAATGTTTGACACACCGAACGTCGAAGACGGATCGACGGGTAGTTGACAATCCCCTGTTTTCCTGCTATAATACACACTTACACACTAAGGAGCACTGTATGAAAGCACTAGCAAAGTTCATTGAGCAGAAGAATCACTGGAATTCATTCTTCAAAGGCGAGCAGTATGAGATTCAAACTGCCAAAGGTCGTCAGCGTGTCGCAGATATGATTGATGCGGCTCTAAGCCCAGAGAACCTTACTTGCGATGGCGAACTGCCCCGTGCAGAAGTCAACCGCCGCTACAAGGAGTTGATGACTGCCGCCATCCAACTGAAGGCGTTGGACCCTAAGGTCAAGTTCTACGAATACGACGAGGCTATCTAAGCGGTTGACAGGGACACTGTTCCCTGTCATAATACATACATCGCAACAAGGAGCTGATATGGATAGAGAAGAAATGGTTGACTTCCTGATTGACAGCGACTTCCGCTACATCATGGAATGTGCCAATGGTCCTGAACTGTTAGACAGTTACTTAGGGCACGGCTTCAAAGGTTATCACAATTTCACTGACGCAGAACTGATTGCCGAAGTGGCTCAACGCAAGGAGATGGAAAATGCCTAATTGGTGTAACAATACGCTGGAGCTCCAGCACGAAGACCCAGCAATGATCGAGCGTGCCAAAGCCGCTATGATTCGCGGAGAGTTCCTACACGAATTCATTCCAGTGCCCAAAGAGCTCAGCGAGGCCACTGCTAACTTTGAAACCAATGCCCTACTGGTGGAGAAGTATGGATACAGTTCTTGGTATGACTTCTGTGTAGCCAATTGGGGCACCAAGTGGGATGTGGGCGGAGATGACTACGGTACTCCTACTATCACAGAAGACGGCAAGATGATCGCGGGCTTTGACAGTGCCTGGGCTCCTCCTATCACAGCAATGGAGCGATTGACTGAGCTGGGCTTTACAGTCAAGCTCTACTACTATGAGCCCGGTATGTGCTTTGCTGGCATTTGGGAAGACGGTATCGATTCCTACTACGAATACAGTGATATGTCAGCGGCTGAGGTTGCAGAGTGCTTCCCTAAAGAGTTGGACGAGATGTTCTGCATCTCAGAGTCTATGGCAGAGTGGGAAGAAGAGAATCTCGACATCGATCTAGACGATGGACTGTCGGCTACTAACGAATAACCCTTCGGTTGACAGGGTTTCTTTTTAGTGTTATAATACGCACATACACTAAAAAGGAGCTGACATGCAAGCTAAACAAGCTAAAAAACAAATCGACAGTCTCATGCTACAGTTGCAAGACATGCTAGAGATCGTAGGTCTCGACGAGCACGATCGCATACAAAATGCTTTTAACGCACTTGCCTGCGAGCTCGACGATGTTGTATATCCCGAGGACCTGTAGGGTCTTTGGTTGACGCTGTACGTCTTTTGCGTTATAATACACTTACACTAAACAGGAGCACACTATGCAAGCAGTCATTTTTAACACAGCAGGCGACGGCTACTGGTCGCGTACTGCAAAAGCAGTAGAGATCGTTGATATGCAAATGGGCTATGTCGCAGACGACAAGGACTTTGGCGAGCTGTGCGTGTATTTTAACACAGCAGATTGGGATGTAAACAAAGACGGTCTCATTTACACAGACAGTGAGTTTTTACACGAGCTTAATGCATTTTTAGTTGAGCAGGGCTTGTGTGCTGTTAGCTATAGCGAGCAGGGTATGCAAGGGGACAACTATGTGTCGCTAGATGTAGAAGACGAGTTTATTGCACTGTGGGAAGCTAAGTTTAACACAGTATTGGAGGCCGTGTAATGCTAACAAAGCAGGAAAAAATTGATCGCCTTAAAATGGCTATCGCATTGCTAGACGATGCAGACGCTATGATGCAAGCGGCAATGGGTGCCAGCGACGAGTGCTACGAGACTCACTGTGCTATTGAATACGCGGCAGACGACATACGAGATATGCTAACAAAGGTGGAGGCAGAATGATCACAGCAAAAAATGTTCGCTACATGATTGACATTCCGCTTGAGCACATTAAGGCCATTGCGGTCGACAACAAGATCAAAGACTACGACATTGTGGGGGCACAGTTCCTGGGCATGACCAACGGCAGTGAGTTCTGCTACAGCATTGTCCACAGAGTACTGGGCGGGACTGACAGTGCCAAAATGTTTCTCAAATATAACCCTACAGCGGATAGGGTTACTGCCAACATCACTTGACATTTGGACAGATCTTTGTTATAATACATACATCGCAACAAGGAGCACAGTATGTCAGTCAATATTGGCGGTATCACTAAAGTTTACTCGGGCAAGGCTGGGACTTGTATGTGCGGCTGTGCAGGCAAATACAGCTACACAGCACACGGGGCAGCAGAAGACGGCCCGGGCTATGACGTAAGCGACAGCGTCAACGAGCGTAGTGTCAAGATCATTGCTAAAAAAGTGTTGTCAAATCCCAACACTGATCACAGCGACACAGGCTATGCAGTACTTGAGCGAAATGGTCGGGTATTGGTTGTGTTTTTCAAAGACTGATGTTATAATACATATATCGCAACAAGGAGCACAGAATGAATGTAGCACAACTTATCGAGCAACTGCAATGCCTGGATCAGGAAGCAGAAGTTCATTTTGCATACAACTATGGCGATCACTGGCGTACTGAAGTCGCTCCTAGCGTGAGCCGTGTTGACGAAGGTGTTGTGGAGTTCAGCGACTACCACCGCATGGACAAGATCGTTGACGACGAGGACTGCTACGACGAAGACACCGGCGACTACAAAGAGTCCGTTCGCCGTGTAGTGGTATTGGCTTGACAAGATAGCCAAACCCTGTTATAATACATACATCAACAACGCACTAAGGAACTGAAATGCAAAAGACTATCGCTTCGAGCACCGGCGGCACTATTACTTTCACTAAGACTGGCCTGATCCACACTGCTGGCAAAGCCTACAGCGGCAAGATCGCCGCACTGGAAGCTAAACAGAAGCCCGCCAAAAAGTAAGGTCTTTGGTTGACAGTTTGGCAAATCCTTGCTATAATTAACACTTACACAAACACACTAGGAGCTGAAAATGGGTACACGAAGCACTATCGCACTTGAGTTCGCAGACGGCACAGTAGAGCAAGTTTATTGCCACTGGGATGGCTACTTGGAGAACAACGGCAAGATCCTTGCTACACACTACATGGACCCTTTCAAAGTAAAGGCATTGGTGGCATTGGGCGGCTTCTCTAGCTTGAGCGAGACTGTTGAGGGCACTAAAGAAACTGCTTATACACAACGCGGCGAGAGCTGCGATATTGCCAAGTACGCAACGGTCGCTGAGTATTTTGCTGAATGCCAGCAAGAAGAGTACGACTACATCCTCCGCAACGTCAACGGCGTGGCTACATGGTTTGTTCGTTGCTATAGCACAGACGGTGAGTGGGTCACAATGGGCGAGGCCCAGGGCCTTATTGAACGCATGAACGAAGAAGGCGTATATTAATGACTGGCTTTAAAAGCAAAAAGGAAATGGCTATGAGTAAAATGAGTGACTTGGCATATGACATTGAGCAACTGTACATTGAAGGGCACAGTGCCAAAATGATTGCCGCTCTGCTAGAGTGCCCAATTGAGATGGTGCTTGGGCAACTGGCAGAAATGGGTGTGGCAGATACGCCACAGGAGGAAGTCTATAGTCCCTACTACGGTGCCTAAACCAAAAAACGGTTGACACTGCCGTCCAATCAGTGTTATAATTTAATTAATGCGAAACAGTTCGCAGATGACATACACACATACACAAAGGAGTTAACATGTCTAAATCTTTTACCCACGCTGGTGTTTCTAAACTGGACGGCAAGTTCAAAGTTCGCTATTGCAATGATAGCCTCCGCACTAAGGTCTTGATCAAGAACGGTCACACTGATATTGATATCTTGGAGTTGAAGCACCCAATGACCAAAGAGGACGTGGTCACTTACCTGTTGAGCATCAACTTCGACAACGGTAACAAAGAAGTCCGAGCTGCACTAGAAGCAGAGCAGGGCAAGCGTGAGCCCAAGGCACCTAAGTCAACTGGCAAGGTTGAGAAGGTCAAGGCAGTCAAAGCTACTGCAAAGAAGGCAGTCAAGCCTACGCTGGAGTCTATCAAGGCCAAGGCTAAAGTGCCTGCAACTGCAAAGTCTAAAGCTGAAGTCCAAGCAGTGTTGGATGCGGCAGAAGACGCACCATTCTGATTTACTGCGGGGTCTTAGTACTCGGTCAGAAAACTGGATCCCGCATTTTTTTACACTTAGGAGTTGAATATGGATAAACTAATCACTGTGATCCTTGCTATCGTGGTCAGCGTAGCAGGTCTCTTGTTCCTGAGCTTCTTGCTCAGTTGGCCCGTCTACATGCTGTGGAACGGTTGCTTCGTGGGTGCCATTGATGGTGTTAACGAAGTCACTTGGTTGCAGGCTTGGGGTCTTTCTATCCTGTTCAGCTTCTTGTTTAAACCTAATTCTACTTCTAACACAAAATGAGCCGCTTACAACTGCACGGGCGTCCCTGGGTAGTATTCGACGCTAAAGATAGAGAACATCGCAAATGGTTCGCAGACTTCAACAAGACTGGTGCTTGGGGACGATGCCCAGTTCGATTCGTAGTTAATGATGATCACGGTGATCTCATTACCCAAATACAACGCGAACTCATTGCACACTATGTGGGCAGAGAGTTTGGCAAAATTCGTGCTTGATTTACCAGTACGAAGCGTCTATAATAGATAATAACTGCACAGCAGTATCTATTAAGGAACTTAAAATGAAAACGATTAATCCAGAAACCAAAACCGGTAAGCTATTCACAGCATTGAAGTCAGGCGAAGCAGTAACTCCTGCTCAGGCTGCAAAGCGTTTCGGTATCAAGAATGTCACAGCTGAAGTCAGCCGCATTCGTCAAAGTGGTTTCGCAGTGTATGCAAACAACCGCAAAGCAGGCAATGGTGTTGAAGTCACAGAGTATGTGATGGGTCAACCAAGCCGCAAGTTGATTGCCGCAGGTTACAAGGCTCTTGCTCTCGGCCTTGCTTAAAAACTGAGAGTCGCTCCTAAGTCCTGGGGGTAGTGTCCCAGGCAAACCCCCGAGCCCTGCCCTGCTGTGAAGCATCGCAGGGCTCACCTTTTGTGTACTTTGGTTTGCTGTTTAGATAAACTATAGTACACATTTTTCAGGTCTTGAACCGCGTACAGCAATTCTTTTCTGCTGGACGCACGTAGACCCACAAGAATCTACTTTGGTATTCACCCTAAATCTACTTTGGTATTCCGGTTGACAAGTTGGTAAAACCTTGTTATAATTAAAACTCACCCAGTAAGAAAGGTAGGACAAAATGGCCCGCATTGATCGCCCAGTTGGTTACAGAGTAGACCTTATCGAGTACGAGCGTGGTTGGGGCAGCAAAGTCGATGAAGTGTTGTATTTTGACAACGAAGCAGAAGCCCGTGAGTATGTCAGCACTTTCAACGCTAGGAACACTGCTACAACTGTTCCTGATTGGTACATGATTGCTGACTACCGCGGCAGAGTGTAAAGACCCTAGTGGTTGACAGGGTATCCAAAAGCTGTTATAATACATACATAGACAGCAAGGAGCACACAATGACAGGCACTGAAATTATCGTAACCACACTGATCGTAGCGGCAATCTTCGCTATCAAGTGCTGGATCATCACTAAACTCTAAGGAGCACACTATGTCGAAACTGCTGATTATCACCCAAGTGTACGAGAACTACGGCACGGCTGATGAGCCCCACTGGAAGCCCAAAGGCGGTTCGGACTACGTGGTCAAGAAGTTCAAAGACTTCAACCGTGTCACTGAAACTGTGATGGCCCTGCGTCCTCAGATTGAACAGGACAACGAGTTCTATCGCGAGCACATCATCGGTTGGGAGATCGTAGCCAACGACTACCTCACAGACTTCGAGCGTAGCCAGTGGGAGTACGATGGTAAGATCACCTACCCAGCAAAGGAGTTGGCTTGGTAACCCTAGTGGTTGACGGGTTATCCAAACGGTGTTATAATACATACATCGCAACAAGGAACACACATGAAACTCAGCAAAAAGACCATCGCCAAGTTCCAGCAAAAGGAAGCCCGTGTGCGTGAAGGGCACTTTGCCAACAATGTAGAAGGCATGGTGAAGTGCCGCAAGACTGGCGAGTGGTACAACCCACAGGAGGCTTTTGATCGTATGATGAACAAGCCTGAGATCATGGCAGTGTTCAAGCGGTTGTCCATCCGCTGAATCTGTGCTATAATATCCCATTGAAACAAAGGAAACAAAATGACTCCAAAACAAATCGCAATCCGCAACATGGCCAAGATGGTTGGTCTGTCACTGATCGTTGGTGCAGGTACAGGTATCCTGCTGAATACCGTGCCATTGGTGATCCTGGGCATCGGGTTCAGCATCATCCTAATCGGCTTCCTGGGCAAGATGATCTACGATCTGGAACTGAGTAAAGCAGAGCATCTCCAAGCACTGAACAATCTGAATACCCCTAAAGGTTGACAGGTTATCCAAAAGCTGTTATAATACATACATAGACAGCAACAAGGAGCACAGTATGGGATATCGCGTAATGGAAACAGTGGACATGATGCGTGACAAGTATGGTCCACGCCCAGGACTCGAAGGTCCGTTCAACTTCTCCGGTCGTGTTCTGTACTACGATGTCAAGGAAGGTCTGTACTACGATCCTACTACAGACTTCTATGTGTTCAAAGAAGAAATGGACATCATCAACAATCAGTTCATGGATCGGTTCAAGCATGTCTAATATCACAATCAAACCCACTCTGAACCCACTAGAGGTCATCCTGGTCGAAGAGTACATGACCCGCCACTGGCCCAAGGTCACACACTATACAATGACCGAAGGCAATGACTGCATCTGGGTCTACTACAGCAACATGAATCTCTACTTCGTATTCCGTGACGGAAAAGTGGTTGACGTCCAGATCGATTGACGTTATAATACATACATAGACACTAAGGAGCAGAGATGATTGATGAAGCATTCAAAGTAGAGTACAACGGTCGCACCTACACTGTCACACACGGTTGCCCATTTGATCGTGGATCAGCTGACAGCTACTACGGTCGCATCCGTACTCCACACAAAGGTGGTGTTGGCGGTGATAGCGGCCCACGCATCGAAAGCAACGAGATGTCACTGCAAGAGATCGCTGACTACGGTGCTGGCTACAACTACAACGAGAAGTTCGGCGACCGGAAAGACTATTAACCCTAGTGGTTGACAGGTTATCCAAAAGCTGTTATAATACATACACACTAACACAAAAGGAGCTCACATGTATAATTGGCACGATCTTATCCGCCCTATGGAACTGCAACATGCTATCAACTTCCTGGGTGCCAGCCGCAAAGCCTACAACAAGAACTCTGGTGAGAAGGCTCTGAGCTTTCAAGAGACCTTTGACATGATCGAAGAGTGTGCTCCTAATGTAGGCACCAATCAAGATCATGCTATGATGAAGACCATCCAAGCCCACATTGATGAGAAACTGGCCAAGTTGGAAGCCCAACTGTGGAAGGACCTGGCCCGTCAGGTAGATGTCAAGGCTGTGAACAAGATGTTGAAAGATCCTGAGCTGTTTGAAGACAGTGACGAGTACATGATGACCGATGAGGAGTACGAAGAGTCGGAGCACTACGACGAGGACAACGGTTACGGCTATTAACCCGCCAGTTGACAGGGTTACCAAATCCTGTTATAATACATACATCGCAACAAGGAGCTGATATGCTGAAATTGATTGGATTGGTTACTGTAGTTTACTTCATGTTCTACTTCGGTCTGGTGCAGTTGATGGCTATCTACACCATGGTTGCCCTTTCTTTCATCGCAGGAGTTTAATATGCAGGCCTACATCAACCTAGCTATTGTTATGATGCCCATCATCGTTATGGGTTTAGCAATGATCATCATGGGAGAGTTCTAATGTCAGTTGAGTTCACAATCGAAGGGCTCAACGCCCGCCAAAGGTTCCTTGCAGATGTGATCTGGAGCTGCCAGTCCGCAGAAGCTGTCAAAGGGTTTATCCGTAGCCTGCCTACTCGGGCACTGCGAACCGAAGCAGAAACCATCGTAGACCTGATGAAGATGGCTGTGGTCGAACAATGCTACGATGGCCTAAGCCCAATGGACGAAGCCAGCAAAGTGTTGCGAAAATACAACACCAAAAGAGGTTGACAGACCGGTAAAACCTTGTTATAATACATACATCAACAACGCACTAAAGGAAACACTATGTTCGCAGTAGCCGCTAAAGAGACTTTCAACGCAGACGCAGTTCAAGACGCATGTAACGAAGCCGCA